TTGAGCGTATTGGTATTGTTAACTTCCTCGAAGGCATTGGACTTGACGTTGATCCTAATATGGTTAACTCACCTCGTTATATGTCTTATGTTCGTATGGACCGTTGGGATGAAGAAGCAACCAAATGGTTTGAAAACAAAGCAGAAAAAGAGGCTGTCTAGTTGAATACTATTCAAAAAAGAGCATTTACTTGGTGGGACAAACTTCCTATGACTAACAAGGTTTGGTTTGGTCAAATGTATGGAAGGAGTCTCACTAACACAAGAATGATATGTTTAGCATATCAAGAACACGTAATAGAGAAAAGAAATCATTTGCGTATAGTTGAATAATGTATGGGCTCATATTCTTCCTACTTGTAGGAGATGTGCCCATAATAAAGTTGATAGGAACTTATGATACACATCAGGAGTGTTTGGTGAAGCAAATAGAACTACAACCTCATCTTCAGCCAACAGGAGAATATTTAGAATGTTGGCAACTTGCACCGGAAAAGTAAATGTCTAGTGTAAGTGCAATTTTTATTTGTGCAACGTGCAACAAAAGGTTTCTTAGTCTAATCTATCACACACCCGATCGAAGCAAATTATTCTGTTCACCAGAGTGCAGTCACAAATGGGTAACATCAAAGAAAAAGTAGGCGTACTGATTGCAGTATTGATATATGCGTTTGTCCTGAACACGTTTGCATTACACCCGGCCTACGCAGAGGAAATACTATATGAAGATGATCAAATTGTTGTTAAATACAGTGGAGCGTATTCAAAACGCACTGGCAATCCCTTACAGTTTAGACAAGCACCCGACTGGGAAGAAGAAGACTTCTTTACCCAGCAAGAAAAATATTGTGAAATAGGAGAGAAAGATGGCATACAGCGATAAGGTAATGGATCATTATGAGAATCCTCGCAACGTAGGTAGTTTTGATCCCAAGAAAGAAAACATAGGCACTGGCATGGTAGGAGCACCTGCCTGTGGAGATGTTATGCGTCTACAGATCCAAGTAGGCGATGATGGAGTAATTGAAGATGCGAAATTTAAAACATACGGTTGTGGGTCAGCCATTGCATCAAGTAGTTTACTTACCGAATGGGTTAAGGGTAGAACGCTTGAAGAAGCACAGCAGATTAAGAACACTGACATCGCTGAAGAATTGGCTTTACCGCCAGTTAAAATTCACTGCTCAGTATTGGCAGAGGATGCCATAAAAGCCGCAATCGCAGACTTACAAAACAAAGCAAAATAACTACAGTTATGAAAATTACTATTGCAGGGTATGGCTTTGTAGGCAAAGCACATCGAGAAGTATTAAAAGACAAGCATGACATTACTATTGTAGATCCTGCTTGGCCAGAATACAATAAACCAATTCCGCAAGACACAGATGCAGTTATTATTTGTGTTTCAACGCCTGAAAGACCTGATGGCAGTTGTGAAATGGAAAATGTTTACGAAGTAATTGAATCATCTCCTGATGTACCTATTCTAATCAAAAGCACAATCTCGGTAGAAGGTTGGGATATGTTGGTAGACACATTTCCTAATCGTATGTTAAACTTCTCTCCAGAGTTTCTTAGGGCAAAAACAGCAGTAGAAGATCTAGCAAAAATGGATCTAATGTTAATCGGTGGTACCAGTACCTGCTTCTGGGGAAATGTGTTTGGAGTAGGCATCGAAATTGCAGAACCTAGAGAACTTATACTTGCTAAGTATGTTCGCAATAGTTTCCTTGCACTAAAGGTTAGTTTCTTTAATCAGATGTATGATCTATGTGATGCATTAGACATCGAATATGACGCTGTAGCACACTATACAACAATGGACGAACGTATAGGAGATAGTCATAGTTTCATCACAGAAGAACGTGGCTTTGGTGGACATTGTTTTCCTAAAGATATAAATGCACTCATAAAAACAGGCCAACGTGATGATGTTGACCTGTCTATTTTAAAAGAAGCAGTTGAATATAATAAACGTATTCGTAAAGATTAACTTTGACTGTTTTCTTTTCCTGAAACGTACATTTCAAGATAGTTACAATAGTTTACCATACTGTGATCTGAAAAGTTATCAATCTTGCCTTGCTTTAACCCCATCCACATTCCACGGAATCGATCTTTAACAAGTTGCCACCCTGTAGGTTTACGAACATTGCCGTATGCATTTAGATAGTGTTGTTCACCGTGATGCTTGTAACCCATAATAGCAAGTGGAACTCTTGTTACAATGTCGTTATTGTTAACCCAACGATGGTGTGTTACACCAAGACTCTTTACATATCCAGGCCAGCCTACTCTTGGTGATCCGTATGTGTAAAGTTCCTGCACAGGTTCTACGTCTGGGTATAAGTGGCAACGACTTGACATAATAGTAGCCATTGCCGCTCCAAGTGAGTGTCCACAGAACCAAATCTTTTTCTTGTCATTGGCTTTACGTTGTAAATCTTCTAGCACCATTGGCCATAGTTCATCTACTTCTGCTTTAAATCCTCTGTGTACTCTTGAAATAGTTTCAGCAATAACAGGAAGGGCATTTGCATCTGCTTTAATATCGTTAAACTCTGTTGGTTCTGTTCCTCTACAAGCAATAACAAGATCCTCTTTATTCATAAAGCGATATGCTTGTGCTCCGTCTTTTTCGTAAAACTCTACTGTAGTAAACCCTAACTTCTTTGCTTGTTTCTTAGCAACATCTATATTAGAATATGCTATTTGCGCCAGTCTAGCAAATAAAAGACTACGCTCTTTAAAATTAAATGCAGAAATACCCATTTTTGCCCTCCTATAATATGTGTATTTATTATATTATGGAGGCAAAAAGAGGGTTGGCACAGGAACAAGGAATCGAACCTCAGTTTACAGTTTTGGAGACTGTCGTGTTACCACTACACCATTCCTGCATTGTTTGGAGCGGGTGAGGAGAATCGAACTCCCATACATGGCTTGGAAGGCCAGTGCATTACCATTATGCTACACCCGCTTTTTATATTGTTTGCTTAGTATACAACCTATTATAATGGCTGTCAACCTATTTGACGACAACAAAGTTATTTAATACACTAAATACAACATAAGGAAAAGAAAATGAGAAAACGTACACGATCAATCCTAGAGGAACTTAGTAGTTTTAGGCAGACTGGTAACAACGACCATCTGATCCAGACCACTGGTAATAATCTTATTGAAAGCAGTATTAATTTGCTTAATCGTATTGCTGAAAGTTATGATACCGAAACGGCTAATGAACTTGAACGCAGGTTTATTAATAGTATCCGAAGTGGCGATCCTCGTAAATTCAAACGTGGCGTTGATAAAATAATTGAATCCAAGGAAAAGAAATGATCTTAAACGAGGGTGGAAACGTTTTTAAGTCACCAGAAGGTGAACCAGCAACACAACGTATTAACAAAGCAGATGTTGAGCCTACACTTAAATGGCTTGAAAAAATTACAGGTCTTGATCATGTAAACAATATGCTCGGTAGTACAGGACTTAAACCAACTAGTGGTGACCTTGATGTTGCTGTTGATAAAGCAAGTGTTGACAAAGACGGACTTGTATCAAAATTAAGTGCATGGGTACAAAAGAATCACCCAGACGATGATACTAAACAATGGATTGCAAAGAGTGGTATAAGTGTACATTTTAAAACTCCTATTAACGGCAATGAGAAACTTGGGTTTGTACAAACTGATTTAATGTTTGGTGATCCTAAGTTTATGCAGTTTGCTTTAAGAGGTGATGAGAAGAGCGAATTTAAAGGACAACATAGAATGATCATGATGGCATCTATTGCAAAAGCATTAGGTTACAAATGGTCTCCGACTAATGGACTAGTTGATAGATTAACAAACAAAGAAGTTACTAAAGACCCTGATGAAGTTGCTAAGATTTTATTAGGTGATGGTTCAAACGCTGGTGATTTAAAAAGTGTTGAAACTATCAATGCAAAAATTAAAAGCGATCCAAACTATGAAGCACTTGTAAAAGATGCTAAAGACTTTTTTGAAAAAGAAGGATTGGTACTACCACAATGAGATTTGACGAAATAAAAATAGTTACAGAAGCGCCAGCACGTATTCAACACGCAGAAGATGAAATATTCTTTAATGGTAGTAAAGGTGCTCTACGTGTTGTTGATGCATTGGCTAGTATGGCTAATGACGAAGGACGTGGTGCTACTACTATTAAGTGGGACGGCTCGCCAGCAGTTATCTTTGGACGCAATGAAGATGGCGACTTTGTGTTTACCGACAAGTCAGGCTTTAGTGCAAAAGGATATGACGGCAAAACTAAATCAGCAGATGATGTTGAAAAAATGTTTTTAAATCGTCCAGGCGCACAAAAGAATCCAGAAGGCTTTGCTCAGTTAGCGGCTAATATGAAAAATGCTTATACTGTTGCTGAGAAGGCTGTTCCTTTATCACACAAAGGATACTTTAAAGGTGATATGTTATATTTTGACACACCGCCTGTTAAAGACGGACGTTACGTTTTTAAACCACAACTTGTAACTTATACAGTTGACGCTAAGAGCGACATTGGTAAGCGTATTGGTGCAAGTAAAGTTGGTGTAGTTATTCATAGAGAAGTAGACGAAGATGGTAGTGAAACACCATTAAAAGATTACGGTATGTTTGAAGGAAATAACTTGTTAGTGTTTCCTCCAATAACACCACAAGAATCACCACAGATTGATACTACAAGAATTGATAAACTTAAAAATCTTGTAACTCAAAATGCAGGTGCTATTGATAGTTTATTAGATAGAAATAAACTAACAGCAATGAAAGTGTCAGACTTTGACAAAATACTTTATACGTATATGAACAGCAAAGTTGACTCGGGATTAACTAATTTAGGTAAAGACTTTATTCAATGGTTAAGCAGTAGTAAAGTTAGTAAGCCTAAACAAGAAAAGATTACTCAATACGTTAAAGAAAACATTAAAGCGTTTTCAGTTATGTGGGAAACTGTTTCAAGTATAATGTCAGTTAAAGATGATATTATTAATCAACTAGAACAGCAAGACACAGACATTAAAGCAAGTATTGGTGATACCCCAGGTGGTGAAGGTTATGTGTTGGCACACCCTGGTGGTGATATTAAACTAGTAAATCGCTCAGGTTTTAGTAAAGCAAACAGAGCAGTAAAAAGGGAGAATACTATGAAAGCAACAGACTTTATCATTGATTCAGATATGGACGATGATTTTGCAGATATGAAGAAACAAATGGATCCAGCAGACAGCGATGACGCTGGTCTTGATCCAGACTTCAAACAAACACCTATGATTGTACAAGTAGGTAAAGTACTTGACTCAAGAGGCAATCCAAATCCAGTTAAGGCTGTAACAACAGACGATGGCAAACAGCATGAAATTAATGCTGAACAAGCCACTGTTATTAAAATGCTATTAACTACAGACAGAGTTAAGCCTGATATTAAACGTCAGTTTACTAAAGATGTACAAAACGCAGATACACTAGGTATGCTACTAGGTGCAGGCGGACAAAAAGAAATGGTCGCCGCATTTTTGAAAAAGTATCAACCACAAAGTGTTGAAAAGAGTAACTACGCATAATGGCAGAAAAGTTTACAGCAATGGAGTGGGCAACCATGGAAGGTGGACACGAACTTCCAGTTACGGAAGAAAAGTTTTCATTCCTTAATGACCTAGCAGAAGCGAGAATGACTCGCAACTCATCTGATCAGGCCAAGTTGTCTTATACAGATTGTTGTGAACGACTATACTTAATTGTATTAAGTTTAGAACTTCTAAGACTATTTCCTAGCACTAGAGGTTATGCGGCAGGCTACGCAAAGAAAACAACATCATATGGTCCATACCAACAGTTTAGAATGGTTGGTACAGATCTATATAACTTTATCTATTTTGTTATAGGTGACGACAAAGCCTTAGCAAAACTTAAAGACCCTGAAAGTGCAAAAGCAGTACGTATGAGAACTAACTTGCCTACAATGGGTTTAAATAGATATTTGAGTGCAGTAGGTAACAACACAGCAATAAGACCTACTGAAACACTTATCCGTTTAGAAGGCGGACTAAACATTACTAACACTGACTACAAAGCAATTAGACGTAATTTGTTTAACTACAACTCCCTTAGCACACAAGAAAAACAAAATACAGTTACACGATTGTTACTTGCTGTTAGAGCAAAACTAAGAAGCAGTGATATTATTGTTTACATTGAAGAACTTGCTCGTACTAAAGATTTAGAAAATGCAAGAATTAAAGACAACGAGCCAACTGTAAGTTTACCTGACTTGGCTACTCCAACCGGTCCTGAGTTACAATATTATAGATACCTAGTTGGTGCAAAAGGTCTAGTAGGAACTAAGAAGTTTTTAGACCAAGCAAAAGACGGCAAGGCTGTACCAGCACCTTACGTTCAAGCATACGCACCTGTAGTTAAAATGGTAGATGATATTGTTAAAGCAGGACCGGGATTTGTTCAAATGCTAAGAGCATTACATAATCGAGCCAAAAAGAGCCGTTAATCCTATATTTTTCCAAAAAAGACTAAATAATAGTAACCACAAAGCATCAAGAGAACGATGCGTGGCCATTAGAGCCGAGTAAGAATAACGTTTATTTTTACTCACATTTATAGGAGAAATAAAATGGCAGGCGTAACAAGAGTAAATGGCTTCGGCCAATATGCACAGGGTACTGTGTATTCAACAGCACAAATTGCGGCGTTCGTAATCGACGCACAAGCGGCATTAACAAATGAAGACGATGGCGCTAACGAAGCAATGGAAGCAATCATCCGCGAAGTAGCACCTTTAATGTACTACTCAGCAGGTTCAGCACAAACAGTTTCTGTAATCGTAGACGGTCACAAAGATGACGCGGCTTCTTTACAGGCTAGAATCCGTGCATTAGGTGACGCAGTTGGTCCAAATAACTTTGACCTTTCAGCGGCTACTGTAACAGCGGCTTCTTCAGTAACTGTTGCTTAATTAATAGTTTAGAAGAAACTATCGAAAAGGGCTCGGATTTATTCGGGCCCTTTTTTTATGACTATAAGTAAGTGTATGAACTTCAAAGTTATTACATTAATTGACATTACCAAAACTGGCCTAACCAAATTTAAGTCTGAGGATAGACAAGCAATTAATCAACAGGCAAATTGGAATACATTTCTACAAGTGTTAGGTATGAGAGCAAACCCATACTTTCAAAATGATCCTGTTTCAGTAGACGCAGATATAGACGGACTAGGGTTTGGTACAAACTTTACAGGTAAGCAACGTATTTGGACTTTTGAGTTTACTGTTGAACAAGAAGGTGCTACAAGTGTTGATGCTCTAAAAGAGGATTTCAATTTAATACCTGTAATTGCTGGGTTAACAGAGACAATCACGATAAATAATAGTGCATTCAGAACTAAAGATAGTGAAGCAACTAACATAGTTTTTATGTTAGCAGATAATATTAGCCTGGATGTATAATAAATAATAGTATAAGGCAAACATTACATCTTAACATAGGTTACAATTATTAGGCCCCTTCCACGATAAACTAAGGAACGGAGAGATAAAGATGGCAAGAGCCACTGACTTAGAAAAAGAAAACTTAGAAGCACACGTTGATTTATGTGCTCAAAGATATGAAGTCCTAGAAGGACGTTTAGCGAAGATCGAAGAAAAGGTCGAGCATCTCCACGAAGATATTACACACGGCAACAAGTCCATGATTAAAGTACTAATTGGTGCAACTGGCACTATCGTAGCAGGACTACTTTCCACTATTGTTGTCATCCTAATGAACGCAAACTAACGTTTAACTGGCATAAATACTGTTATGCTAGTACGAGAAATCACAGAATCATTATCAGAAAAGCAGATTTGGGCAAGATCTGGCAAGAAGGTTGTACGCAAGTTTCGTTGTACAACTGGAAGACGCAAAGGTCGTATTGTTAAAAGCATGGCTCAGTGTTTTGCCGCACCTAATATGAAAGCACGTATTACTATGAAAAAGACTCGTGCAAGAATAGGCGGTAAGATGATGCGTAAAGCACGTAGAACAAAACGTATTAACCCTGCTTCACGCAGAGTACAAGCATTAAATAAAGCATCAAGAGGAAGATAGTATGAAAATTTATGAAGTAGATAGCAACTATGTTTGTTCCGAATGCGGAAATCCAAATTGGCGTTTTGTTTCAGAAGAAAAGCAAAAAGGTGTTGACGGCAAAGTATGCTGGAAAGGCTACAAAAGAATGGGCACCAAAAAGAAAAACGGCAAGACCGTTGATAATTGTGTGAAGATGTAAAATGAGATTTGCTGAACTTACAGAAGGTGTTGTTCAAATTTGGGGGAGAGACAAAGGTAAACTTACTCGTAAGTATCGTTGCACCTCTGGTACACGTAAAGGACGTATTGTTGCAAAACCTAGCACTTGTTCAGCAACTAAAAAAGTTGGAAGTTCGTTAAATATTAAGAGAGCAAAAGCAAGACGCAGTAGTGTAATGAAAGTTAAAACTGCTCGTACTAAGAGAGCAGGCGGTTTAACAAAACGTTTGACTAAAGCGAATAAGCCATTAACACAGAGACGTTATAAAAAGTCTCACTTAAAGAAAAACTTTAGATCTGGAAAAAGGACTAAAAAATAATGAGAGCAAAAGACTTTACTAAGCCAGTAGAAGAAGAAGTAGTAGTAGAAGTGGTTCCTGCTATTGCGGCGGCTGTTGGTCGTGTTGGTGCTTCAATGGGAAGTGCGGCGGCTAAAGCAGGTGCTAAGTTAGGTACTAAAGCAATGGGCAAAGCGGCCAATGTTGCACAAGGCTTAGGAAAACAAGCAGTTAAAGCAATACAAAAATCACAAAATAATATTGCTCAAAGTGTTCTCAAAAAAGGAAATAAATTATCTTTGCCTAAACAAGGAGGGGCAGGCGAAGAAGAATTCGACATTGATGATGTCAAGGGCGATCAAGTTATATTGAAGAATCCAAAACCAGGACCAGGCGAGCCTAATGCATTTGTATACACTAAAAAAGATTTAGATAGTGTAGTAAAACAAAAAGCAGATCAGGCAGTTGGTACACCAGCGGCAAAGAAGGTAGTATAATGAAGATTAAAGAAATCTTTAAAGGTTTTACTATGCAAATGAGTAACGATGAATTTCGAATATTAGAAAGACTACAAAACGTTACTCCTTTAATAGCATTTCCAGAGAATGAACAGTTCATTATTGAAAACCTTATCCGCAAGGCTTTGGTAACTAAAATACGCAATAACGGTATGACTATGGTGATCGCAAATGAAAAACCACGAAATAATTAAAGAACTTAATGCAATCATGGAAAAAGGATTGCAAGAAGTACATTTGCCTTATGCAAAAGGTAAAAGCATTAGAATACGTAATACTGTTATACGCAAGTCGAGAGATGGCTTTTTAGTATTTGATGTTAAAACACATCAAAGGGTAGCAGAAACCTTTAGTAAAAGGGGTGCTATAGCATACGCAAAAGCACGTGAAAAGAACCGTGATCACGACTGCGATCACATATTAAGTTTGGATAATTTGCTATGTAAACACTATATGGATAGCCTGTTTCATAAGAATGTTATCGAAAAAACAGAAGATGAATGGCGTAAAGAAGCAATTATTACACGATTTGAGATTGCTAAGGACAAAACGTTCGATACTATGGACCAGATTGATCACTATATATTTGATGAATAATGATAAATAACATTAAGCGTAAGGAACAAAAACTATGAAATTAAAAGAACTTAGAAAACCATTAACAGCAAAGGCGCTAAATGAGAGCCTTGCTAAGACCTTTGGACAACGTATTGCAATAGAGAAGTTTACTAATGAACAACTCGAAGATGCACGTAATAGATTACGTACACAACTTAGTCAAGTTGAAATGAGTGAAAAGTTTGAATCTGTAAACACTAGCGACACTTATCAGAAAGCAAAAATGTTCCTTGATGTTATTAACGCTGAAATTTCTGAACGTGAAACTAATGAAGCAAAACCAGACTTCCTTGATATGGACAAAGATGGTGACAAAAAAGAGCCTATGAAGAAGGCTATCAAAGATAAAGAATCAGGCAAAGACTCAGGTATGTCAGACAAGCAAAAGAAATACTTTGGCAAGAAAGATGAGTCTGTAGTAAAAGAAGGTGCTGAAGAAGAAGCAACTTTGGTCATGGCCGCTAAGGACATGGTTGACAGAATTACAGGCTGGATGGAAGATACAGCAGAAATGCAAACAGAATCAATGCTAGAACTAGGCGACAAGATTAGAGACGAACTAGGTTCAGAAGTAAGTGAGCAATTTGTTAATACTGTAAAACCAGCACTTGAATCTCTTTACACAACATTCGAAACAACTCGTGATGCACTAACAAGTGGCGTAGCCATTGTAACAGGCGAAGGCGGACCAGAAACTATGCCAGGAGCAGAAGGTGAGGCTCCAGCAGAGGAACCAGCAATGGAACCTACAGTTGATCAAGAAGCCGGTGCTGAAGAACCAGTAGCAGACGAATTTGCCGCAAGTGAACCAGCAACAGGCGGAGAAGAAACGGCAGACAGGGCCAAACGAGAAAGCGTACTAAGAAGCAGAAGATTAGGTCAGTTATTAACTGATTCAAAAAAAAAGGCCTAACGTTATCTGAGGAAGAAGAACCTTCCAAAAACATTCTCATTAAAGTTTTAAGAAACATGATAGGTAGTGCTGACAATCAAGATCAGCCTGCCTATCTATCTTGGGACGCACTAAACCAAATCATGCGTAATATGAAAGCACCACAGTTTGACTTTGATGGTTTCAAAATGATTTATGATGCTAATCCAGATATTCAACCACTTATCAAAAACTTTGACGATAAGGGATTAACACTTGCAACTAAAACAGACTCCGAAGAACCAATGACAGGTGGTGAAGAGCCTGCAGACGGCGAAGTTGACCAAATGGCTCAAAGAGCAACAGATAACGCACTCTCATAATTTACTTGACAACTTGTAACTTTTGTTATATACTATAGCACAAGGAGTAAAGAATGTCAGAAGTTTCAATAGTACCAAATTTGGTATACAAATATCATTATGAACCAGGATTCGATATCGAACAGTTCAAATCCTATATTGATAAAGAAGCAGAACTACATCAGACTGAAGCAGATGGCGGACGTTCATCAGCAGGACATCTAAACCCTCCACACGAATGGGAATGTAACCAAGACTTTATTAGATGGTTATATCCAAAGTTAGAAATTGCTCTACGTGAATGGGACGTTGATTTTTCAGACATTGTTATTACAGGTAGTTGGACTAACCTACATAAACAAGGTGCATGGACTATGCCACACGATCATGGATCGTCAAGTTTGGTAGTAAGCACATACGTTGTTAATCCTCCTAATGGTGGTAATATTGAGTTTGAACAACTATTAAGAGATAAGTGGGTAGCATACAGTCGTATTCCTAAAAGCACTATACACGACTACTGGCGAGAAGTTAGTGTAAAAACAAATGACGTTTTAATCTTCCCTGGATGGCTTACACACCAAACCCAAAAGAATGAAACAGATGAAGATAGAATTGTGTTTACTATTAATCTAGAAGGACGGAACAGAAGTTATTTCCGCATTTAAGGAGTTAAGTTAATGACATTTAAAAAAGTTGGACAGAATATACAAAGAGATTTTAGTATTGATCCTAATTTCCATAGTGCAAATAATCAGTGGATTATTGATGCAAAGTGTCCTTTCTACGAAGAGTTTTTGCCGTTGTTTGAAAATGAAAAGTTTAGAGGCGAAGATGAAAGTGAAATCAAAACAACGTTTAATGGTTACCAATACGATATTACACCTGCTATACTTCCACAGTTTGGCGGTTCAGTAGTACGCTCAGACAAACTAAATCCTGACAGTCCAGAGGTTGCAGGCTTTCCTAGCAGTGAAACACTTAAAGAAACAAAATTTGAACCTTCAGTAGCATCTAACTTTCCGCCAATTGATAAAGAAAAGTTTGACGATATTAATTGGAATAAACTAGGTGAATGGGTTATGAAAAATATCCGTAAATATATGCTACCTATTAAAAGTATTAAAGTAAGTAAGACTTGGTGTGTTGATTATTATGATTACGGATATCAAGCAATACATCATCATGGACCGTTATGTATTAGTATGGTTATGTTTATGGATGACCAACAAGAAGTGTCAGGCACACAGAACGGCATGACTCCTCAGAACGGAATGCTTTATACACTAATGCCACATCCAGATGGTACTATGTTATACAATCAATTTGGTCCGTATCCAGGACGTACTATCTTAATGGATGGCAGAGTATGGCATGGAGTATATCCATGTAAAGCACCTAGAAGAAGTTTTGTTGTTGATTTTGATTTTGAATACTACAAACCGGACGAAGCAATTCCAGGAATGCAAACTCAACTAAATCCGGACACTCCGAATGGATAATAACTACTTTGCTGAAGGACAGTTTTTAATTGAAACTGAATATCATAACTATGAAATTATGCATAGGATTATGATTGATAGTTTTAAAGAAACTGTAACATACCCAGATAGAATACAGCACGACATTGATCTTAATTCGATATCATCTGAATATATTTCCTGGGTGTTAGACAAAGTACAAAACCTAAATATTCCAATAGAATCAATTAAACCAGATCAATCTTGGTATATTGAATACAAACCTTATGGCTACCAAGGCATTCATAATCATACAGGCAAAGAAAATCTAATTAGTACAGTTATGTACTTTGATCATAAAGAACAGGATGAAATGTTCAAACAAGATGGGTGTCTATATACCATGATGGCACACCCGAATACACAAATAGAATTCCACGAATTTCCACCAGCACCTGGCAAAACAATTATCATGAATGGTAATGTTAATCACGGAACTTATCCTTATAAACACAAGAGGCGTTGTTTGGTTATTAATTTTGAAGCAAAGTGGAAACCTGCCCAATAGGATAAATTATGAGTTTAATTACTAATAGATACGATTACCAAGAAATCAAACGACAGCAAGTAGACGGCAAACGATTGTATGCTTGTCCAGACGGCAATGCTGTTGCAAGTGTTACAACTATACTTGATAAAACAAAAGACAAGACACATCTAATTGCTTGGAAGAAACGTGTAGGCGAACAAAAAGCACAAGAGATTGTTACTGAAGCCGCAAGTGTTGGAACACGTATGCACAAATTTTTAGAAGATTATATTGACACAGGTGAATGGGGACACCCAGGAAGTAATCCTTATTCGCAACAAGCACATAAGATGGCTGAGCAAGTTAAAGAAAATGCTATGGTAGATGTAGACGAAATATGGGGTAGTGAAATCAACCTGTATCACCCTCAAATTTACGCAGGAACGACTGATCTTGTAGGAACATACAAAGGCCAGCCGGCTATCATGGACTTTAAACAAACTAACAAACCCAAGAAAAAAGAATGGGTTGAAGATTATTACCTACAACTTGTAGCCTATGCTCTTGCACACAACGAAGTGTATGGCACCGACATTAAAGAAGGCCATGTGTTTATGTGCAGTAGAGACCTACAATACCAGCAGTTTGATCTAACACCAGACGAATTTAAACACTGGGAATCAAAATGGTGGGATAGGGTATATATGTACTATGACCGTTTTGCATAAATACTATGTAAGGAGTATAGCAAAGTGGCAATAGTACAAATATCACGTATTCAAGTCCGTAGAGGACAAAAGAACCAAGGCTCGGGAGTACCGCAATTAGCAGGTGGCGAGTTTGGTTGGGCAGTAGACACAAGAGAACTTTACATTGGTAATGGCTCTGTTTCAGAAGGATCGCCAGCAGTTGGTAATACTAAAGTTATTACTGAACATGACAATCTTTTTAACTTTGCAGACACTTATGAATATAAAGCAGAAATTGATACTATCCAAACAGGACCAACGATTACAAATCCTGTTACACGTTCCTTACAAGAAAGATTAGACGAGTCAGTTAGTGTTAAAAGTTTTGGCGCAACAGGCGACGGGTCAGATCAAACAGTATTTCTTCAAAGAGCAATTGATGAATTATATTTAAACCCAGCAAGTAAAGGTAGTGTACCTAGTAGAATTGCGTTAGTGATTCCAGCAGGAACATATAACCTTTCTTCTCCATTAAGAATTCCACCTAATGCAAACATTATTGGTGAAGGTAGTGAAAAGACTGTTATTGTACAAACAGCAAATGCTCCTATCATGGAAACAGTTAATGAAGCAAGTAGTCCAAACAGTTATGCTCTTGATGCAACAAGTACATTTAATAATCAAGCAAAAAAGATTACAATTAAAGGATTAACACTACTACAACAAACGACTAACACAGGATTAAAATTGCAAAGTTGTCGTAGCAGTCATTTTGAAGATTTAGCAATTAAAGGTATCTGGGAAGCAAACAATGCTCTTGGCGCAGACCAAATTGGCATTAGGTTAAACAGTTTATCGACAAGTGTAAGCACTAACGACAACTATATTAATAATGTTTTAATCGAAGGTTTTGCTTATGGTGTGTTTTCCGACTTTGATGTTGTAGACAATACATTTTCAAATGTCGACTTTGTTACATTAGGTCACGGTGTTGTACTTGGCTTGAATACAATTATTGGATCACAAGGACAACTACATGGTCCACAACGTAACCTTATAACAAATAGTAAATTTAGAGATATTGACCAACACGGTATCCTAGTTAATATTGGTAATTACAATACTAGTTCAAACAATAGTTTTGTAAATGTTGGTAACTTAGGTGGCGCTAATGCAAACGCTATTCATTCAACTATCAAGTTTACAGAAGGTACTGCTCTTTCGAACAGCAGTAACAATGACTTCTTTGATAGAACAAGTGACTTGTCATTTAACCAAACATTAATTTCAGGTTACAAATATACTCCAGACATTGAAGGTCCAGGGGTGTTTGAAAACGGATTTTCTTATAGAATTCCTATTACACAACAGAACAGTTATGTAAGAATTTTAAGAGCATCCGGTGAAGTATCTAAAAATATTGAAGTTGAATACATTTATAAATCAACACACGTGAATGCACTACGTGAAGGTGTCTTGGACATTTTGGTTAACAGAGCAGACGGAACAACAACTACAAGCGACGACTTTACTTTCTTAGGTGATGATACAGTTCGAAATAATCTACAGTTTAGATCTGTTCTTTCGGATGAAGATGGCGATGGTAATACTGATACAATCGTTATCGAAATGATTAACACTACAACTAGTGATACTGGTTCAATCCTTTTTAAAGTAAAATATAAGTCGTAAATGCAAGAAGAAAATTTCGAAACCAAACTCTCCAGTTGGATAAACTTTAGAAAACGTTTAGAAACAAGTGCGACTCCCTTTGAAGATGTGATAAAACATTATAACACACTTAATAAGTGTAAATTAAGTGTTGATCCTTGGGATCAAAAGACTTGGCCTGATCCTTGGGAACTACTTTGCCAAAATAAAATTTGTGACTTTACAAATAGCCTTGGAGTGTGTTATAGTTTACAATTAACTGATAGGTTTTCTCAAAGCAAATTTGAGATACATATCTGTACAGATACAATAAACGATGAGGTAATGTACCCGGTCATTATTGACGATCAATATGTATTATGTTACAAACTAAATGAGGTTTGCCAAAAGACGGATTTACCCTCTAATATTGTTTCACAACGCATATATCCAATGATACCACTACAATAAATACACTACAACATCATAAAGATTAACAGGATTAAATTTAAGGAGAAGATAGATGTCAAACGGCGCAGGTATCCACATTCGTAAGCGTGATGGATCGTTAATGCCACTCGACGTGAATAAAATTCATTTTGTAGTGGAAGAGGCTTGTGAAGGACTTGCTCATGTAAGTAGTTCACAAATTGAAATGAATGCAAATATTCAGTTTTACGATGGTATGAGTACTGCGGAAATTCAAGAAATTTTAATCAAGAGTGCTAACGATCTTATTTCGTTAGACGCACCTAACTATCAATTTGCGGCGGCAAGACTTTTATTATATCCTATCTATAAAGAATCTTTTGGTCAATACAATGCAATCACTTTACAAGAAATGATTAACAAAAATATTGAAAGAGGTGTGTATGATCCTGCTATCCTTGAAAAGTATTCTGAAGATGAAATTAAACAACTTAACAAATACATCAAACACAAACGTGATGAAAACTTTACCTATGCAGGTTTGCGTCAAGTAGTTGACAAGTATCTAGTACAAGATAGAAGTAGTGGTGAAATTTTTGAATCTCCACAAATGATGTATATGATGATTGCGGCAACACTATTTGCTGAATACCCTAAGGAAACAAGGCTATCATATGTAAGGAGATATTACGATGCGACCTCACTTTTTAAAATCAACATCCCCACCCCTGTTATGGCAGGTGTACGAACTCCTCTTCGTCAGTTTGCTTCTTGTGTTCTTGTTGACAGCGATGATACTCTCAATTCCATTTTTAGCAGTGATATGGCTATTGGACGTTATACTGCCCAAAGAGCAGGTATTGGAATCAACGCAGGAAGAATTAGAGCGATCAATTCGAAGATCAGAGGAGGCGAAGTTGCACATACGGGAGTAGTTCCGTTCCTAAAGAAGTTTGAATCAACTGTAAGATGTTGTACACAGAACGGAGTGCGTGGCGGTAATGCAACTACCCACTTCCCTATTTGGCATTATGAAATTGAAGATATTCTAGTGCTAAAAAATAACAAAGGTACAGAAGATAACCGTGTACGTAGATTAGATTATTCGATTCAACTTAACAAATTAATGTACGAAAGGTTATTGTCCGACGGCGATATTACTCTTTTCTCGCCACATGAAGTACCTGATTTGTACGAAGCATTTTTTGCAGACCAAGACAAGTTTAAAGAACTATACGAAAAGTATGAGCGTAAAACATCACTTCGCAAAAAGAAGATTTCAGCAATGGATTTATTTTCTGCATTGATTAAAGAACGTGCAGAAACAGGACGTATCTACATCATGAATGTCGACCATGCTAACACACATAGTTCATTTAAAGACACAGTTTACATGAGTAACCTATGTCAAGAAATTACACTACCAACCAAACCTTTACAGCATATTGATGACAAGGAAGGTGAAATTGCATTATGTATTCTTAGTGCTATTAACGTTGGTGTATTGAAAAATTTAGATGACTTAGAAGACCTATGTGATCTTGCTGTACGTTCACTAGATGAAATTATTGACTATCAACGTTATCCAGTAGAAGCGGCTGAAAAATCTACTAAAGCAAGACGTTCATTAGGTATTGGATACATTGGATTAGCACATTACCTTGCAAAGAATCAAGTTAAATATAGTGACAAAAAAGCACTAACTAAAGTACACGAGTTAACAGAAGCATTTCAATATTACTTGCTTCATGCTTCGGCAACACTTGCTAAAGAAAAAGGTCAGTGTGAGTATTTTGAAAGAACAAAGTATGCAGACGGCTTACTTCCAATTGATCATTATAAGAAAGATTTAGACGAGGTATGTAATATTACATTAAAATATGATTGGGAAGATCTTAGAAGATATATTAAGGAACACGGATTACGGCACTCAACGTTGTCCGCACAGATGCCTTCAGAGAGCAGTTCCATTGTGTCGAACGCAACAAATGGCATCGAGCCACCTAGAGGTTACTTGTCCGTTAAGAAGTCAAAGAAAGGGCCTCTTAAGCAGATTGTTCCGCAGTACCAAACTCTAAAAAACTATTACACATTGCTTTGGGATATGCCAAGCAACGAAGGTTATATTAATGTTGTTGCTGTTATGCAAAAGTTCTTTGATCAAGCAATTAGTGGTAATTGGTCATACAATCCAACACACTTTGAGAACAATGAAGTTCCTATGAGTGTTATGTTACAAGATATGCTAACCACATATAAACTAGGTTGGAAAACAAGTTACTACCAAAACACTTACGACTTTAAAACTGATCCAAGTGAGATTGAAGAAGAGCCAAGAGTTGAAGGTACACCAAATGGTTTTGAACCAGAACTTCAGGTTAATGGAGATTTGGACGAAGAGCATTGCGAAAGTTGTACAATTTAGGTTGACAAAAATTAATTCTCAAGTATAATAAGATAACTATAATACTTGGGTTATGAAAGAGGTATAAAGGAAAATGGCAAAAACTGTCTTTAATAAAGATAAAGTAGACTTCACAAAACAGAATATGTTTTTTGGAGCAGATCAGAATACACAACGATATGATGTATTCAAGTTCCCTGTGTTTGATAAATTAAATCAAACCATGCTTGGATATTTCTGGAGACCAGAAGAAGTAAGTCTACAAAAAGACAGAGCAGATTATGCTAATTTCCGTCCAGAGCAAAAACATATTTTTACTTCTAACCTAAAGTATCAAACACTATTAGATAGTGTACAGGGTCGCGGACCTTGTTTGGCTTTCTTGCCTTATTGTTCACTACCTGAACTAGAAGGCTGTATTGTTACTTGGGACTTCTTTGAAACTATTCACTCACGTTCTTATACACACATTATGAAAAACGTGTATCCAGATCCAAGTGAAGTATTAGACAAAATTTTAGACGATAAAGAAATTATTAAAAGAGCAACTTCTGTAACTAAAAACTATGATAGTTTTACAGAAACTGCTGAACAGTACTTCCATCATAAGAAAGGAACACTACAAGATGTTAAAAAGCAAATGTTCCTTGCTATGATGAATGTTAATATTTTAGAAGGACTACGTTTCTATGTTTCATTTGCTTGTACGTTTGCGTTTGGTGAATTGAAACTAATGGAAGGTTCTGCTAAAATTATTTCACTTATTGCTCGTGACGAAGCACAACATTTAGCACTTAGTTCTCACGTTATTAAAAACTGGCTACGTGGTGATGACGATGCCGAAATGGCAAAGATCGCAAAATCATGTACAGACGAAGTTTATGATATGTGGCGTAATTGTGTAGAAGAAGAAAAAGCATGGGCAAAACACTTGATGAAGGACGGATCAATTATTGGACTTAACGAAAGATTGTTAGGTGACTACGTCGAGTACATCGCAAATAGAAGATTAAAGGCTTTAGGTTACGATCCTATTTTTGACGCATCATCAACTCAGAACCCGCTACCATGGACCCAGCACTGGTTAAGTAGTAGTGGATTGCAAGTTGCTCCACAGGAAACAGAAGTTGAAAGTTATATTGTTGGAGGCATCAAGCAAGACGTTAATAAAGAATCACTTAAAGGATTTAAACTATGAGCAGAACAGTAGTATACTCAAAACCAATGTGTCCTTATTGCGACAAAGCAAAGGCAGTATTGAAAAACTTAGATGTAAAATTTGAAACAATTCAAGTTGGTACTGACATTTCAGTACAGAAACTTACAGAAGAATTTGAAGTAAATGGCTTACCACAACCAAGGTCAGTACCACAGATTATTCTACAAGGAAAATATATTGGCGGCTATCAAGAGTTAGTCAAATATATCGAAGATACAGGATTTAACGGAACAGGACATACAATATAATGTTAATCGAAGCACCATACAAAGTTGGAGATATTATTACTATTAAAATGGTATCTGGAGAAGAGTTAGTTGGTAAACTTGAAGAAGAAAACGATCAGCATATTAAAGTTAAAACACCGTTGACTCTTGTTGCTAGTCAGCAAGGCATTGGCTTACAGCCATTCTTGTTTACTGCTGAACTAGAAAAGTCATATCGTATTAAACAATCTGCTATCACGTTAGTTACAATTACCAAAAAAGAATTTGCTGACGGATACTCACAGCAGATGAGTGGCTTAGTAACTGCACCAGCAGGACTAGGCGATATGTTAAAAACCAAATAAAACAATTTCACCATTTTAGACATCGTAACGCCAGATCTGCGAGTATGATTTTAATATGGCGATAATTATAATAGACAAGGAGAAAATTATGTCTTCAATTCATGAACAAATCGTAGCCGAATATGAGGCTTACTTAAAAGAAGCAGAAGCGTTTGATTCAAAAAACGTGAAAGCCGCGGCGGCAAGAGCAAGAAAAGCACTAGGTAATATTGGTAAACTTGCGAAGTCTAGACGTGCTGAAATTCAAGAGCGTAAGAACGCACTTTAATTCAATCTTTATTAATTGTAGTTACTGCACAGGCTCGTCCTGTGCCGTATCTACGCATTTAAATGTCCAGCATAGAGCATAAATACTTTGTTAAATAATTTAACAGAGAATTAGGAATATATAAATGGCAGAACGACATACTGGTAAACTTAAATGGTTTGACTCGAAGAAGGGTTATGGCTTTATAACACCTGTCGAAGGTGGTCAGGACGTTTTTGTTCATATCAGTGCCTTTAACGATGCTCATATAACAGCAATTCAAAATAAGATGATGCTTGAGTATGAACTTGTTGACAATAGAGGCAGAATGATTGCAGGCAATTTAACTCGCCCTGAAAACTTTAATAAGTAATTTTATCTAAAATCACAATCTATATTATGAAAAGGAACTGGGTTTCCATTTTGATCCATAACTATCTCGCCATCAACTGCTCCTGCAAGTAAATTACGACCACCAGTAAATACAAACCTAATTGGTTTAACTTCTACATCATTAATATATCTTTTGTAATTGTGTGATTTTACACCTTTTATTTTTTTAACCGCCATTAACGTCCTTGTCCCACATTAAACTTATGATTACGTTTTTTGTGTTTGTTCATAGAACTCATTTTACATGATTTACGTCTAGAACTTTGACTTGTTTTCTTTGGAGTTCTTACGTGTTTTACGTATGATTTTGCTAACTTCGCCATAACATTAATCCTTTCGCATTGTTAGAATTATGGTTTGAAATATATTTTACTTATCCAAAATTTAAAAAAGTAGCACTTAATGAAGTCATATCGGTTGACAAGTGCGTTAAAATGTAGTTAAATAAGTATTGTAACGATGAAGCCAATCGAACACAGGCAGGACGGGGGTTCAATTCCCCCCACCTCCACCATTCACTTAAAACACATTCACAGAGTGTGCTTTGAGGGGGTGATCGGGATCGACTGATGTACTAGAGAACGTGGAGTTACCGGTAGGCGATGACCGTAAATCAAGCAAACGTTATAGATGCAAACGATAAAGCATTGGACAACGTTTCTTTTGTAAACTTCGGTGAGCAAAAAGACGTTCGTCTTTCTGAGGATTTTGCCCTAGCGGCATAATCACTCGGGGGTGGCAACTTCCCTAGCAACAGAAAAGTTGCACTTTTTAATTATCAAAGGTGACAGCAATGATACGAAATCCAATACAGACCGGTGAAAATTCTTGGACTGTTCAAGTTCAAGAAGATGGCAAGACAAAAGAATTATATTTAGAACTCCCCCCAGAAGCATTAGCCCAAGTAGGTTGGGACATTGGCGATACACTTATCTGGGAAGAATTAGACAATGGTAATTGGAGCCTAAAGAAAAAAGACGATGTTTAAATCTGATGTAAAATATACAAATAGATATAGTGATTCTTATACTTGGACAAAAGTATCAGAAAGCACATATGAATTTACTATGGAAGGCGATAGTTTGAAATACTGCCGTTATGGTGGACGAGAAGGTGTTGAAGGTATAGACACTTTAGACTTAGGAATGTTTGATCCAAGTGGTGGACCATTTGTAGCATTAGGAATGGAAATTGATGGTAGAAAAATTAAGAAGTTGTACGCTACTGAAAATGGCTTTGGAGCAGAGATAGAATGAAACTAGAACCAGAACAAGGTATATCCCCAGATACTTGGGTAGTATTAGAAATCAAACACAACGGCGAACAGTTTCAAAAAATTCTCGCAGGCTGGAGTGGTTCGTATCTATACGGTGACAGTTGGCGTATGAGCAGTCCTATTAAAACAATGAACATTGATGTTGAAAAAGACTACATCACAGTTGAAACTGACAGCGGAAGTGTGTATAATCTGCGTAAAGATTATCAAGGATTGCGTATGAGCAATGCTGGCGTTTACAACGAACTTAAAGAAAAGTTTGGCGACGGTGTAGAGATTGTAGAACTATGACATTACCAATTGAAAGAACAAATGCAGTATTAAACGTAGAACGATTTCTAATGGACCTGCGAGATCCTAAGAAGTATCCACGGGTGCCACGAGCAGTTAGAGAAGAAGCAAGTAGATTGTTAAAACATTATCCCTCCAAATACAATATGGCATATATTAAGGAAAGTTTTGAAGAGGTAGATTACTAGTGTACGCTATAATGATTTGCCTTGATGGTAAAGACGATTGGATTTTTGTAACAGAGAATACAGGTAAATGCGATTGGAATCTTAAGCCTGTTCTATTTGAAGATGTAGAAACAGCATTTGAATATGCAGGAGGATTTACTTTGCCCGGCAAAGAACAAAACGTAAAGGTGGTAAGTTATGAAGGTTAAAATTGGAAAGTACCCGGATCATTGGCCGTGGAGCAATTGGCTGTATGACAAGTTTGGATACAGTCCAGAACAAAAAGTAAAAGTACATATTGACAAGTGGGATACTTGGAGTATGGATCATACACTTGCTCCAATTATCTTACCTATGCTCAAACAATTAAAGGAAACAAAACACGGCGCTCCTTATGTAGATGAAAAAGATGTTCCAAAAGAACTGTGGCCACCGAAAGAACAGATTAGTGCAATGTATCAAGGCCAAACAGATGACAATCATTTTAAGCGTTGGGATTGGGTCCTTGACGAAATGATATATGCGTTCGATTGTAAAGCAAACAAAGACGATGTATGGATGCGTCTTGAAGATAAAAAAGAAATAGATAAAGAACAGAAACGTATTTCAAATGGCTTCCGACTTTTTGGCAAGTACTACGAAAATTTGTGGGATTAGCCAGAAATAAACAACTGCACTCTTTGAGTGCATAAATAAAAGCAGAAGACACTCTAGGTGTCTTTTTTATTCGAATAAAGATAAGGAAAAACAAATAAAATGAAACAACTAACATTAGTGTTAGCCATCCTGTTTGGATTTGCAACAGGTGCATTGGCTAATGACAAAAGTCTTGAAGAAAGAGTAGAGGCTTTAGAAAATAATATTCCAAACTTGCCGCAAGGCTTTTTTGTAAATGGTGAAGTAGAAGGTTACTATGATGACAAAACCTATGATTCAGGTTGGGACTCACGTGCAGAATTGCAACTAGGTATTTCAACAAACATTCCTGAAACACTTTCAGTGGATTGGATTGGGGCATCAATGAAGTACGACACTCACTATTCATTAGATACAACATTAAACAATACTGTTCAAGAAAAGCAATTAGGTTTTGGTAATGATGTAGCAAGATGGTACATTGGTGAAACTGACGCACAAAGAATGGGATTCGCAAAGACTCCTAAAATTTCTGTTCCACTAATCTATACAGAAACAAACTACAGAATTGATCACAGAGAAAAAACTGTGTTAACATTTGGTGGTTGGGAATATGACAACGAATTTGATTTTGATTCATATAGACTAAAGAAAGAACAGCCTTGGGGTGTTTCACTTGGTTGGGATAACGACGGAAACGTAGGTTATGCAACAGGTACAATTAGTTTAATGGGTTATGCAGATGTATCTTATATGCGTATTACTTCTCCTGAAGATTCAGGCAAAGGTGACCAAGAAGGTTATTCAATTGGTGGTAGTTTATACAGATGGAACGTTCCATTAGTTTGGGGTGTTGAACTGTGGGACGATAAGAATACAGGCACATATACAAAAGACGATCGTTTAGATTACGGTGTAATGTATAACGTAAACAAAAACGTTTATGTTACAGCACACAGAACTGAAAATGATGACTTAGGATATGATGGTAACTACTACGGTGTAGTATATAACCTAGCAACAAACTACGATCCTTCAAAACGTTCTGACAAACAGGACGGGTTGGAAATGGGACTTTACTACCACGATAAAGGTGGACGTTCCGTATTTACTGGTGCCGAACACGCTGAAACACAGCAAGTATTGGCAAGCGTCAAATACAAATTCTAATACTAAAATAAAAGATGGGGCCTTCGGGCCCTATTTTTTTGGCTAAATTTCACTTGACTTTTTGTCATCTATATACTACAATAAGTGTGTTAATGTAACATAAAGGTGACAATATGACAATGCATTTGGCTCGAGGCTTAACTACTCTTAACACAACTAAGAAGAAGCGTAAAATTACACAGGCAAAGTTAGATCGTTGGAAAGAAGATTTACGTATTCGAAATAAAGAATACAAGAAACAAGGACTTCATAAACTAATGATGACTTTGGACGAGTACATTGATTACATTCACGGAGAATACAAACCAAAAACCAAAACAGAAACTGTTATCAATACACCGTGGCACTATAGTGGCCCAACTGTTACCCGTGAAACAAAACACATTCCAAGTTTACAAACGTCAGCAAGTTTTTCACCCTGTACTAAAAAGGAACCAATGCAGTACACAGGTGAAAGAAAACTTTTGGGCATTGCTACAATGCACAAAAGTAATATGGTTCCAATTTTTGAAGACGATAGCGGTAATGGTAAGAAACAAGCCACAGAAATCGCACAAATGCGTCGAAATTAAATTGGCAAATTTCCACTTGACTTTTGATTTATATTTGTATATACTGTAATAGTAAATTAAACGAATAGGCTAAGGAGGCTTAAATTTATGAAAGGCACATTAAAGAATGTGTTACTAATTGGTGTAGTTGCATCTATGTTAGGTGCTTGTACATCGATGAAGACACTCGAAGTTAGAGAAACAAAGGCAAATCCAAATTGGTATGCTGACTGTGAGCAAATTGGTGCAGAAGGATTTTTATTCTGGAAAACTGATTATGCTTATGCGTGTGGTATGGGCGAAAGTCTATACGAACAAGCAAGTGAATCACAGGCTTATGCATTCGCAGTAAAAGGCTTTGCAGAAAGAATCAACGGAACTGTAAATTCATCTACAGTTGTTGACATTAAAAACGACACACGAAACGATTCAACAAGAGTTGAACACCTTGTTAAGGACACAACTATTAGAGAACATCTTGAAGTTAAGAAGTACTCTTATCAGTTAGCAAGTACTAATAGGGTTCATACATACGTTCGTATTAAAATGCCTTTAGAGGTATTTGATAGACTGATTCTAGAATCAAAGCAGGCTCAGTAATATGAAGTATGTTCTTCTACTATCTGTAATTCTGATGTCGGCGTGTAGCAGTACAGGTCAAGTGGCAACAAAAAGTCATATACCACAATACTGCCAAACAGACGAAACAATCCAAATAAAGGATGGTAAGACAGTATCTAGTAATACTATTGTCCAATGTAGTGACAATGTAGTTAAAAAGATGCTACCGCCTAAAATGGGTCTAGCAGAAAGTTGTAGAGAACATTGGTATGAAGTTAACATTAATGGACAAATGGTCGAACGTAAAGGCTATGCTTGTCTAGTAAAGGGTAACAGTTATGAAACTTCGCGATGGTATATTGTTAATAGTCCTTACTAGTTTTTTAGGGGCGTGTTCAACAACATCACAAGATACATATCATAGAAGTGATAGCACACTATCTAGTGTAGAGTCAACATATCAACCGTCCAACGGGTATGTAGGTATCCTAGTTAATCTAGGTAAGTGGCATTGGTATAGACTTCCACAAGAAGATAGATTAAAACAAGAACAATCTATCTTTTTTGCTCTTAACACACTAGAGAATGGCGAAGAGTCATCATGGTACAATAATCAAACAGGAACTAACGGCAAAGTGTTAGTTCTATCCACTTATCCGCAAGGTAGCGGGTATTGTCGTACCCTAGCAAGTACATTGTTATATAAAGGCAAAACTAGAAACTTTAAAGAAACGGCTTGTAAAGAGTCAGGACATAAGGGTTGGCGTTTTATTCGATAAAAATAGCACTTATCTAATATCAAAAGCGTCGATAAATATAATGTATATAAAAAGGAACAGCATGGTATTAGGTTTTTTAACATTCTTTTCTGCTCTGACAATTTCAGCAGTAGCAATATATTATAGTGTCGCAGGCTTAGTGGCTATATTTGCCGCGGCCGCAATTCCCATTATTGTAATGGGTGTATCTTTAGAAGTAGGTAAACTAGTTACAGCAGTATGGTTACACCGAAACTGGGAAAGAGCCGCATGGTGGCTTAAGACGTATCTATCTATAGCAGTACTCGTATTAATGTTTATTACAAGTATGGGTATTTTTGGATTCCTATCTAAAGCACATATTGAACAAACTAGTGCAGGTACAGAAAGTATTGCACAAGTAGAACGTATTGAGAACGAAATTAAACGAAACGAAGATATTATTGTTCGTGCAGAAAATCAAATTAAAAAACTAGAATCAAGCGGTACAGGTTCTGACGCTAACATACAATCACAAATTGACAAAGAACAAGAACGTATCGACAATGCTTATAAAAGAATTCAACCTGCTATCGATGAACAACAGGCTATAATTGATAGCCAAGCATCATTATGGCGTAGTGAACTTGCTAAAATAGATGCCGAAATTGAAACACTACAAGGTTATATTGACAACGGCGAAACTAAAAAAGCACAACAAATGATTGGTGCTAGTGCAGATGGCATCTTTGGTAAAAAGACAGCAGATAAAATTGGCGACTGGCAAGACGAAAAACAGAAAGAACGTTTAGCACTAATTAAAAAGATTGAAGAAGCAACAAATAATCCACAGGCTAAAGCGGCCGCTGAAGAAATTAAACGTCTACGTAAGACTGCTGAAGATCAAGTTAAACAATCAAATGCTCTTATTGACAGATTACGTAAGCAGTTAGGTAATACAGATAAAGCAGATAGCATTGACGCAGAAATAGATACACAAACATTAAGAATTAAAAATGCTAATACAGAAATAGATACACTAGTAGAACAGAAATATAAAATTGAAGGCGAATATCGTAAACTAGAAGCAGAAGTAGGACCTATTAAGTATATTGCAGAATTTATCTATGGTGAACAAGCAGACCAAACATTATTAGAAGCGGCAGTACGTTGGGTAATCATTATTATTATCTTTGTGTTTGACCCATTAGCAGTATTGCTTCTAATTGCATCACAGTACACATTCAATTGGTACCGTGAGGACAAAGGAGGTAGTTTGCCCCCAAAGTCAGACCCAGAAGGTCCAAACAAGGATAATGACGATGATAGAGATTTACAAGACCCTAGTTATGATGCAGATGCAGATGACGGAACTGTGGTACCAGAGGATGATACTTCCAACACAACTGAACATGATCAGCGAATGGAACAAGTTGAAGTACAAGATGATGACAATAAAGAAGTAAACTTTGACGAGTATGAAAAAATTCGTGCTGAAAAGATAGCAGTTAACGAACCACCTAACTTTGAAGAAGAACAAAAAGAACTTGAACCTGAAGTTAATATGACATCAGACTTAGACAAATGGAATGAATGGGTTGACGCCGCAAACAAAGAAGCAGAAAAAGAAACAGAAGAAAGTGATATTCCAGATACTAAGAATAGAATTTTTTACGCAGAAGAGTTAACACCAGAGTTTCAAAAAAAAAGAGCGAACGCAACCTCGTACATAACCAAAGTAGAAAACAAACAAATCCGCAAGAAAACACAGCCGGAAGAACAAGACCCAACTTCACAACAGTAATTGAACCAGACACATACGTTCAAAATTCCGAACAAACTGATAATTCAGTTTGGCACAAGATCCACAAATAATTAAATAAGTAATTTTGTTATGAGTGAACCTATTATTAATCTGATCACACCTCCAGATAAACTTATGAATAATAATTTAAGTTTTCTTTTGGTTAATCCTAGCGACAATATAAAAGAACAGTTTAATGAAGTTGCAAAGAATATTAAAGCGGATATTAATCTGTACCTTTTTGATAGCAAAGAAGAACAGGATTGGGTTATTGAGGTTTCTAATTACGTAGATTACATTATTATTGATGTAGATAATGTGCCTAGTAGTTGTGTTTGGCTTATTGGATATCTTCTTCCATTATCTAAAACTTTTTACTTGACAAGTAACAACGAAAGACCATATAATTTAATTAGTAATAATAGAGTCTACGATCTTCGACAGATAGCAGAAGGAGAACAGTATTTTGTCAAGACAACGGAAGAAAGACGATAACCATTTCAAAGGGTTAACCGTCGAAGTAAAAAATGGCGACTTTAATAAAGCACTACGAACATTCAAAAGAAAAGTTTCACAAGATGGAGTACTCCAAGAACTACGTGAACGTCAACACTATATTAAACCTAGTGAAAGACGTAAGAAAGCAAAAGCGGCAGGTCGTGCCCGTTGGCTTAAAGAAGTTCGCCGTAAAGAAAGGGAATTTGGTTATTAATGGAATTTAAAGCAGACTTATGGTTTCCGCAATTTGTGTTTGCCGGCTATTTAGAAAAGGTAGACAGAAATGCTATGAAACATATTGCACATGACTGGAGAACTAAAGAACCAGACTTGCATGGTAACAGCAATCAAGGTGGGTGGCACAGTCGTAGTATTGAAAATGTTGATCTAGTAGATCCACAGTACGTTCCAGTACTTAGAAAATTTGTAACAGAATTAGATGAGGCTATGGCGTATGTATCTAAAGTCTGCGGATTGCCAGAAGTTGAATTTCAAAACTTTTGGATTAACATTAATGGACCAGGAGCATATCACACTTTACACAATCATCAAGATGCATTACTAAGTGGAGTATTCTACATTGATGTACCAGATGAGAATATGGGTGATTTAAGATTTTATCGTCCTGATGATGCACAGTATTATATTCCCGATAATCTAAGTCAGTATAATACTATCACAAGCACAATGGCAACATATCCGCCTAAACCTGGCATGGTAGCAATATTTCCTGGCTGGGCAAAACATGAAGTAACACAAAACAAAAGCAACAACGAACGTATTGCAGTATCGTTTAACTACGGAGTTAAAAGTGCGAATCGACCAAGACATTAAACTCGACTACAAAGATGTATTACTACGTCCTAAACGTTCAACTTTAGGAAGTCGTAAAGAAGTAGATCTTGAAAGAGGATTTACTTGGCGTAACTGGAAGCCACAAGATATGAGCATGGAGCAAATCCGACCTGATCATAGACACTGGCGGGGTATTCCTATTATGGCCGCTAACATGGATGGTGTAGGAACATTTGAAGTTGCAGACAAACTTGCTGAAGTAAAAATGTTTACCTGTCTTAAAAAGACATATAGTGTAAATGATTTAGTATGTTACTTTGATAGTGAATACGATGAACGTACCCAGTATGTAGCAATGAGCATTGGTATTACTGATCACGATCATGAAAAGTTTCGTCAAGTATATGAACAAACAGGTGATAAGTTACGTTATGTTTGTATCGATGTTGCTAACGGATATTCAAATCGTTTCCGTGACTTTGTTGCAGAGTTTAGACGTTTATATCCACATATTGTAATTATTGCAGGTAATGTAGTTACCGGAGAAATGACAGAGGAGTTAATTTTAAGTGGAGCGGATATTGTTAAGGTGGGTATTGGTCCCGGGAGCGTGTGTACTACTAGGATTCAAACTGGGGTTGGATTCCCACAACTCTCCGCAGTCATTGAATGTGCCGACGCCGCACACGGTCTCGGTGGACACATTATTGCCGATGGAGGATGCGTATCGCCTGGAGATGTTGCAAAGGCTTTTGCCGCAGGAGCAGATTTTGTTATGCTTGGAGGAATGCTCGCCGGGCACGATGAAGGTGGTGGAGAAGTAATTACTAAAATGTATACTACAGATGAAGTTACTTTTGATCAAGGTGGTATACAAAATAAAATTGAAGAAAAAAAGTTTGTACAATTCTACGGAATGAGTTCGAAGGCCGCGAACGACAAACACTTTGGAGGCCTTAAGGAGTATAGAAGCAGTGAAGGAAGAGAAATTCTTGTGCCTTACCGAGGAGCAGTGGCTACTACTGTTCAAGATATCTTGGGTGGGTTGCGTTCTGCTTGTACTTATGCTGGCGCAATAAGACTTAAACATCTAAGTAGATGTGCTACATTTGTACGTTGTACACAAACACACAATACTGTATACGAAAAAAACACAATAGGTAACTAGTGCTTGTTAAGAATCTACATGAACCTTTTCATCATAGTATCATCTACGATTTTTACGAACCGTGGGAACTAAAAGAAATCCTTGTAGAGATTAATTCACTAGACGCATACTTTAGACCGTCAGCAGAAACTGGCGACCCTAGAGCAAATGATAAAATGTGTGCTATTCACATGGATACACACTATAAAGATAACAGAGAAAAAAGTTACGTCTTGAACTTTAATAGGAAACTATTTTATTTGCAAGAGCAACTAAAAGACAATCCGTTTGCAGGATACTTACCTTACACTAACCATGATGTAACACAGGTAAACTATTATGGAAACGGAGCAGTATATGATCATCATGCTGATCATGGCACATTATCTGCCGTGACAGTTTTATGGAAAGAACCAAAAGCATTTGAAGGTGGAGATTTAGAGTTTACAGACTTTGGATATAAGCCTACATTAAAAAATAATACAACTATATTATTTCCAAGTTTTTTACAACATAGTGTATCTAGGTGTATAGGAAGTGGTAGATATAGTATCAATCAGTTTTATTTTATAAATCGGTAACATTTAGACTTGAAAAATAGTCGATTTAACACTATATATACTATATAAGTGATAAATACTTATATGTTACAAAATGCTGAATAGGTTTTGTAATTAAAACTTGCTTAATAAGGAGAAAAAAATGGCTAATAAAGTTATTGGTATCGATTTGGGTACCACAAATTCATGTGTTGCTATACTAAGCGGCAAAGATCCCCAAGTAATTGAAAACGTAGAAGGTAATAGAACTACACCTAGTATTGTAGCCTATACTGACGATGGTACACTTGTAGGTGTATCAGCAAAGCGTCAAGCAGTTACTAACGCAGAGAACACAATCTATGCGTCAAAGCGTCTAATTGGACGTAAGTTTAAATCAAAAGAAATCACACGTGATGCTAAAACGCTTCCATACAAAATTGTAGAAGCAAAGAACGGTGATGCGTGGGTAGAAACAAAAGGTAAAGAACTTTCCCCACAACAAGTATCAGCAGAAGTATTAACCAAGATGAAAGAAACTGCTGAAAAGTATACAGGCTCAACTGTAACACAAGCAGTTATTACAGTACCAGCATACTTTAACGATGCACAACGTCAAGCAACTAAAGATGCAGGTAAAATTGCAGGACTAGAAGTTTTACGTATTGTAAATGAACCAACAGCGGCGGCACTTGCTTACGGACTAGATAAAAAAGAGTCAGGCAAGATTGTTGTGTATGACTTAGGTGGTGGTACATTTGACGTATCAGTACTTGACCTCGGTGACGGAGTATTTGAAGTACTTTCAACAAACGGTGACACAGCATTAGGTGGTGAAGACTTTGATGCTGTTCTTACACAATACATTGTAGACGAGTTTAAGAAAGAGTCTGGTGTAGATATTTCAACAGACAAACTAGCACTACAACGTGTACGTGAAGCGGCTGAAAAAACAAAGATTGAATTGTCAAGCACAACACAAACTGACATCAGTCTACCATTTATTACAGCAGATGCTTCTGGACCTAAGCACTTGAATTTAAAAATTACTCGTGCTAAGTTTGAAAGTCTTGTAGACGAACTAATCCAACGTTCAATTAAACCTTGTGAAACTGCTCTTAAAGACGCAGGTGTAAGCAAAGGTGATATTACAGACGTTGTACTAGTAGGTGGTATGACACGTATGCCTAAGGTACAAGAAACTGTTAAAACATTCTTTGGTAAAGATCCAAACAAAGGTGTTAACCCAGATGAAGTTGTAGCACTAGGTGCCGCAATTCAAGCAGGTGTATTAAGTGGTGATGTTAAAGATGTATTGCTACTTGACGTTACTCCGCTTTCATTGGGTATTGAAACACTAGGCGGTGTTACTACTAAACTAATTGAAAAGAATACAACAATCCCAACTAAACAATCACAAGTGTTTAGTACTGCGGAAGATAATCAATCAGCAGTTACTATTAAGGTATTACAAGGTGAGCGTGAAATGGCTGTAGATAATAAAGAACTTGGTCTCTTTAATCTAGAAGGTATTGCACCAGCACCAAAAGGTATGCCTCAAATTGAAGTAACATTTGATATTGACGCAAACGGTATTGTTAACGTATCAGCAAAAGATAAAGGCACAGGCAAAGAACAAACAATCTCTATTAAATCAGACGGCGGTTTGAGTGATGCAGAAATTGAACAAATGGTCAAAGATGCAGAAGCAAATAAAGAGGCTGACAAACAAAAGAGAGAAGCCGTAGATGCTAGAAACAATGCTGACGGTCTTGTACACTCAGTTGAATCACAGTTAAAAGAACACGGTGATAAAGTATCGGAAGATATTAAAACATCAATTGAAGATGCTAAGACTAACTTACAAGAAGCACTTAAAGGTGACAATGTTGAAGATATTAAATCTAAAACAGAAGCACTATCACAAGTGGCAATGAAGTTAGGTGAAGCAGTTTACAAGGCACAACAAGAATCTAACACTTCAGAAGAAGCAGAAACAACATCTAAGAAAGATGAAAACGTTGTAGACGCCGAGTTTGAAGAGGTAGATAAATAAGATTGTAAGATGCTTGATAGGTCTTACATGACAAACAACTTGCTTAATAAGGAGAAAACAAATGACAAACAAATCACTATCAATCTTTAACCAACTAAGACCCGTATCAGTAGGGTTCGATCCTATCTTTGATAGATTCGAAAGAATGATTGAAGACGACTTCTTCAATGCACCTACTTTTAACACTAACTATCCGCCATACAATATTGTAAAAACAGGCGACTATACTTACGATATTGAATTAGCACTTGCTGGTTTTGGCAAAAAGGATATTGACGTATCATACGAAGACGGTGTGGTAACTGTTAAATCAATCCAAGAGTCAAAAACTGACGATGAAGCGGATGGTGTACAATACAGAGGTATTAGTAAAAGGCACTTTACTAAATCATTTACTATTGCAGACGATGTAGTAGTACAAGGTGCTGAACTAAAAGATGGCTTGCTTAGAATTGCTTTGGAAAGAATTATTCCAGAGGCTAAAAAAGCAAGATCAATCGAAGTTAAGTAATACACTTAAAAGGTCGGTAGTGGGGAGCAATCCCCACTATCATTATTTACTGGTAGGAGATCATACAATGATAAGTAATAATATGGATGTACAAATTGACGAAAAGATTAAGATAAAAATTGCTGAGCCCGAAAGGTACTCAGTTATTTTTATTAATGATGACCAAACACCAATGGATTTCGTGATCGATGTGCTAGTAACTACTTTTAAGCATTCTGTTGACACAGCAAAAAATCTAACTCTACAAATTCATGAAGATGGAAGTGCAGTAGTTGGCGTTTACGCATTTGAAATTGCAGAACAAAAAAGCGTAGAAGCAACCACTTTGAGCAGAGCAAACGGATTCCCATTGCAGATCAAAGTGGAAAAAGAATGAACTTAAAAGAAGCAACGTGGGAACACCATAAGAACGCAGAACGCCAAGCATTTGTAAAAGTTTTAATGTCAGGTAAAATTGACAAAGAACTTTATGCAACATTTTTATATAATCAACATATTCAATACAATATTTTAGAAGCAATAGCAATGACACATGGCTTATTGCCTCATCCTGCTATTAGACGTTCCCCGAGCATACTAGATGATTTTAAAGAGTTATGGCCTAAACAAGAAATGCCTAAAACTTTAAAAGTAACAGAAAAGTATCTAGAACATATGAGAACAATTATGGGAGATCCAGATAAAGTCATGGCTCACGTATATGTTAGACACATGGGTGACCTAAGCGGTGGACAAATGATTAAAAAGAAAATTCCAGGAGAAGGAAGATTGTATCAATTTGATGCTCCTGTTGACGAACTGAAAACAGCCATAAGAGAACAGTTGAACGATGATATGGCTGAAGAAGCAAAGATATGTTTTGACTTTGCTACAGAAACATTCAAAGAAATGATGGAGGTCGATAATGACTGAAGTAGTAGGTCGTAGCCGTGCTAGGTCCATTTGTATTGTAGGTGGAGGAAGTGCTGGTTGGCTTACGGCCGCTTATGCATTATCAAACTTACCCGAAACACAAATCACACTTATTGAAAGTCCTAATGTTCCTATTGTTGGCGTAGGTGAAGCAACTATTTTAGGGTTTGATCATTTTTTAGACGATTGTAATATTCCTAGAGAACTATGGACAAAGGCTTGTGACGCAACTATTAAAACAGGGACTTACTTTCCAAACTGGAAGGGCGACGGCATTAACATTTGGCAACCATTCTTTTTTCCTGTAACACATACAGAACACGGAACACTTGATAGCATTGACCTTGCTCGTGACGGCGGCATTAATGAGGTTGAATTAGAAAAATATATTGCTTGGCATAAAGTTTCTGTTGTAGATAAAAAGATTCCAAATAACACAACACCTTGCGGTGGTACTGCTCATGTAGGATATCATTTAGATGCTGTTAAACTAGCAAACTTCTTATCTGATTATCTTAATAAGAAGTATCCAAGACTAACACATATTCAAAAACACATTGATGCTCCAAAGGTTACTGATGGTGTTATTGAATATGTAACATTAGATGACGGTACAAAAGTTACAGCAGATTTTTTTGTAGACTGTACTGGCTTTAAACGTTTACTTTCAAATGCATTGCCCGACAGTAAATGGATTGACAGAAGTCATATGCTGTTTACTAATGCCGCAGTAGCAAGTCAAATAGATTACGAAACAGAAGATGAAGTACAACTTCCATACGTTACTGCACAGGCGTGTGACCTAGGTTGGATTTGGAAAACACCTGTTAAAGATCGTATTGGTAGTGGACTATGTTACAACAGTGAACTTACCACTAAACAAGAAGCAGAAGATTTCTTTGTACAGCATTGGGGTGAACACAGACTAAGAACAGGACAGTTTAATCATGTTCCTTTCAAGCCAGAATATAATGCAAACAACTGGAGAGGCAACTGTTTTAGTGTAGGACTTGCTAGTGGATTTATTGAACCGTTAGAATCAACAGGACTTGCATTACTTACAATTGGTGCTAGTGGCCTAAAAGTTTTAGAAAAACTAAGTTATACTGAAGAAGATAGATTAAAGTTTAACGAAGATATGACAGCAGTCTATGAAGATACTATGAACTTTGTAGCACTACATTATTTTAATAATCCACGTAAAGGTAAGTTTTGGGAACACGTTTATAAAAACTTTAAGGAAACAGATAAACTTACAGAGATTGCAACAAACTTTAAACATAACTATACACCTACAGTTATGTGGGACGATGACTATCAGTTTTTCCCCCGTAATACAGAAATCTTTGCTGAGATGAATTGGAAACTATGGCTTAACACAACAGGAATTAAAACAGCATCACCAGGATTAGAAAAAGACAAAGCCATGGAACTTTTAGAAAAGATGAACAAAGACGATGTTGATTGGACAACACCTGGTATGTATAATAGAGATTGGGGAAACAGATCATGAGTGTCATTTGGGATAAACTAATTGAATGCCAAAATGAAATATTAAACATCTTTGATGAGAAAGCCACTGAAATAGAAGAAAAAGGATTAAACAAATTTAATCAGCCTGAGAACGGTTGGATCAACAGAGTATGGGCAAATGATCATGTACGCAGAGCACACATTGATGTTGTAGACGCAAGAGACTCGCACGGACTGTGGATGATGCACGTATGTTGTTTTCCTGTGTTATCAAATGATGGTCCTATTTACGGCTTTGATGTTATTGCAGGTAAGAATAAAATGACAGGTGCATTTCATGATTTTTCAGCAAGTTCAGGCGGTGAAGAACATCCTCTTGTAGAATGGTACTTAGATGCTGTTAAAGATTTTATTCCTAGTAAACAACGTGAACTACCCGAATGGGCACAGAACATCTTTTCACCAGGAATGGTTGCCGCAGGTAATGTTCGCACAGAAGAAGAAGCAACTGCTATTGTAGATCTTGCTTTAGAAAACCTGCGTGTATGGTTTGATAGTGTTCCTGAGTATACAGGCAATGCTAGTGTAGATATTACAGCAGGTGCTCAAAACTACTACTGCCATAACCAGCAACAAAATCCACATACACCTAGAGTTATGAAGTCATTAGGACTTAATGAAGCAGATGTTGACGAATTCTGCACTAACGCATTATTTCCAAAAATAGCATAAATACTAGTGCTATGAGGTTTTTCGAATTTAAACAAACACAAGTAATAGAGTCTAAAGGCATTTTCGGGCGTAAACCTGGAGAGCCATATATCCACGACAATGGCGAAAAGGCAGAGTTCGTACAAGCGATTGCAATTCCAGATCTTTCACAAGGTGGTAAATTTGCTACAGCAGAAGAACGTGACGAAGCCATTGCAGAGTTTGAAAAAAATAACAATGCTAAAATTGAATGGGTTAATACTGCTAACGCAGGAACACTAGCATTTGGTATTGCACAGATTAGAACTAGCGATGGTAAAGACATTTACTGGGGTAGATATCTTAGACAAGTAGGTGCAGACCTAATGGGTGTTTGGGGTAACAGTCAAATTCCATCAGGTTGGAAATTAGGTACCAAGGGTGCGTTAAAGATTGATACTGGTTTAGATCCACAAACACTAATTAAATCTCAAAACAAATTTAAAGGTCCAGAACAGATTATTCAAACTGTAAGAACTAATGCTGGCCAGGAAGGTGAAGTTCTTGTAACTGCACTTGAATCAGCATCTAATGGACAAATGCCTGAGTTCCCAGGGCAGATTGAAAAACTAGAATCTATTAGAGATTACTTTGGTGAAATTATGGGTCCGGTTGCTATGATGGGTGGCCTTGTACAAGGTGACGCCGAACAGGCAAGACAAGAGTTAGCCGGTGGCGCTAACTGGAAAGACCTTAATATCTTTTGGCCTATGGCAATGAACTACAACTTAGTCGATAGCGTGTTCCTTGCTCCAGACGGCAAAGAGATTGGTATTAGTTCTAAAGGTGGCGCTGGTGCATCTGCTAGTGCAAAGAACTTGTATGACTCTTTAGAAAAGAACAAAGACAATGCCGAACTAATGTCAAATACAAAGTTTGTTGCAGACATAGTTACAACTATTGCAACTAAGAGTGCAAAAGAAGCACCTTTTGATTTAGGCGAAAAGTTTCAGTTATCAACTCCTGCACTAAGAAAAGAAGCAGACGAGTATATGAAGCAAGGTAAACAAGACTTTGAAAACATGAGTGACGAAGCAACTAAAATGGTTGAAGGTGTTAACTTTGATATGACTGTTCAAGGGTTTAATACCGGATATGCTATCACAAGTGCGTTGGCTAAAAAGGTTGCACTCAAGGTAAACGAAAATCCAAAATTTTCTACAGAAGCAATTTCATTATTAAACACAGCAAGTATTATACAACTTTATACCAAAGTTGGTAAGAAGGGTGACGACATTCGTGTAACTGGCTTCCAGGCTGTTTACCCTCCAAACTTCCAAGGTACTGTTGCACTAGATGGTTCTAAGAATTATTATAGTTCACGTATTGGCGGTAAGTTTGCGTTTAAATTTGTGAAGTAGCAATCAACACAATTATATAGTATCCAGTAAAGTGTAGTATTTGATCTACAGCATTCAAAATCCAAAACTGTCTGTCTTTGCTAGTCCATTCAAAATAATTACGTATTTTAGTCTTAGTAAAGTCTGTATGCCAGTGTAGTATATAATCTAGTATTCCCAACGCTACAGCGACGTTTATGTGCGTGTAAGACGCCATTACAAGCACGGTTAAGAGTCCGTGTGGGACATAATGTTGTTTGTGAGCGGGCCAACCAAAATAATATTTTTTGGAACTACCGAGACCAAATGGTTGAAAACCAAGGTCAACAATAGCGTGTTTTATCATTAAAAATAGGAAAATTTCCACTTGACTTTTGCCTTTCGTTCTGTTAAACTATTTATAGTTTAAAAATAAGGAGGGATCAATGCTTCATAAAATTAGCCAAATGTGCGACAAGATTGATGGTATTAAAAAAGATGCCGACAGATTAAGAGAACTAAAATATGGTGCAGTCAAGGGTTCAAATTTAGAAATTGATAATCTAATTGCACAGATACAAGCCGATTGTTATCTGGTTTCACAAGACAGAAGTGCATACACTAAACAAGAGGAAAAGTAATAGTGCAAGTTACCGTAGTAAATGCTAATCGCAGTCAAAAGAAATACACAGAAAGCCTAGTTCATTTCTGTGCATATATGCTTATGTCTAAGCGAATGACAAACTCACTAGAAGTTACAGTACGATACACAAAAGATATGTATGAAAAACACAACGAGTGCGGTACTTGTATGTGGGAAGATGATAATACTCGTCCTAAGGAATTTACTATAGAAATTGACAAATCACAACCACTACGTAAAGCACTAGAATCAGTGTGTCACGAAATGGTACACGTCAAACAGTTCGCAACAGGTCAAATGAAGGATCTGATGAAAGGACGTCAATATGTTAAATTTGACGGAGTAGAATACAACCGTGACAAAATGAGTTACTGGGATTATCCATGGGAAATTGAAGCAATGGGTCGTGAAATAGGCCTATTTGTTAGATGGGCCGAGCAAAACGATCTTGGTCACAAAGCCTGGGCAATCGAATAAATATACGTACATAACTAATAGAATAAAATATGCCTACAAAATACGATAATTGGACTGCAAGTGACGCCATTGATAAAAGTCTGTTGGACAGTGATATCCATTATCTGCACGGCGACATTGCTAGTGAAAATGTAGGTGAAGCAATCAAATGGATTCTTTCTGCAAACTTAAACAAGAAACCAAAACGTACCCTTAAACTTTACATTAACACATATGGCGGAGACCTATACGAAGCATTTGCTTTGATTGATGTAATGAAGAACAGTTATCATAACATTAGCACTATCGGTATTGGTGCTGTTATGAGTGCTGGCTTTTTAATTTTTGCTAGTGGCAAACAGGGTGAGCGTTATGTTGGTAAAAATGCAGGTTCAATGAATCATCAACATTCCGACTCAATGGAAGCCAAAGTACACGACATGAAAGCACAGATGAAAGAAAACCAAAACTGTGAAATGCGTTGTTTACAAATATTAAAAGATGCCAGCGGAATGACAATCCAAGAAGTACGTAACAAATTTATTAAGAACCCAAGTGATCAATATTACACAGCCAAACAAATGGTTGATTTAGGTATTGCAGATCACATATTTTAATATTTTTTTGGTTGACAAATATAATACTTTGTGTTATTATAACACTATAACACTTAGGTAATGAGGCTTCTAATGATAGGCGATATGACAAAGAAAGAGTTCAAAACACAAGAACTAGCATTTGAACTTAGAAACGAAGGCAAGGTAAAACCCGTGGCGAATACAAAGAAAAAAGAATACGATACTCTAGAAGTATTGTCTGTTGCATTTGCAACACATCGACACAACGGTGGCTATTATAGAGATACACGTAGGTTTTCAGAAGACAATCCTACACTTTTCTCTAATAAAGAATCAATGTTATGCCAATTAGCACCGTACGGTATGAACCCTCCGGACTTCCAGCCTATTACAGTAATTGATGAAGACCGTGAGAATGCTCGTAAAAGTGTAGAGTATTTGCACAAAGAAAACGCATTTGCCGTAATTGCTGATTCGTTAAACGACTTTATGAAGTCACTACTTGAATCTATTACTAAAAGTACTTTGAAACGTTCCGACTTTGGTGTTGTAGCAGTTCTTCCAAAAGTATATTTTGATAGTTTCGAAAAGAAAGAACTAAAGAAAAAGATTAAAAACGACTTTAGTGAAAGTAAACACATTGGGCGTATTGGTGAACAAGTGTTTGGTATGTTTACACTTAATGAAATTCGTTTTGTAGAACGTTTCGGTTGCCATGTATTAAATGGATCACTTGATGGTAACCTTGTCAGTTTCTTTAAAAACTTTGATCAAACTAAGCAACTGCCAAAAGTAGATACTACGTTCAAAATAAAAGGCAAAGTAAAAGGCCACGGTAAAAACTTTATTACCAAATACCCCGAAACAATGATCAATTATGTAAAAATAGGTTGACATTAAATAGTAATAGTATATAATTTAGTTATGGAGTGTACAATGCAAGACAACCAAGAATATTTTGAACTTGGTGAAGCCATGGAAGATGATGACTGGGCACTAATTATTAGTGCTGATGGAGATTTGAAAGGCTTGTATATACCAGCAGGTAAAGAAGAAGATTTAGTTCCAGAAAGTATCGTTACAATTTGTGAAGAATACTTTGGAATTGATTTAAATGATGAAGGAGCAATGAGAACGCTCCATTAACACGGAAAGGAGGAGTATGCAAGTAATAGTAAAAAATAATAACGTTGAAAAAGCATTAAGACAACTTAAACGTAAAATTAAAAAAAGCGGATTACTAGTTGAACTTAAAGAACGTCAATACTATACTAAGCCAAGTGAGCAAAAAAGACTTGACAAGAAGCGTGGTATTGCTAGAGCAAACAAGGCTCGTAAAGAACGCGAAGCAAAGATGTAAGGTGTAACATGAAAGCGAAGATACTCGCAGAAAACATTGCAAAGGCTAGTGGAGGACATGGACTCAAACAAGAAGTACTAGAGTCCATTTTTACACAACACGAAGATAAACTTGAAGAACTATGTTATACGTTCAAGAAAGTTTTCACAACTAGTGGCCTAGATGCATTTAGTACCCAAGAAATGACACTTGTTGACCCTTGGAGTTTAGAGTTTACTAAATGGCATCACATCGACGAATCTTGGAGTGCTAATTGGGGTTTTGATAAAAAAGATGCTGGTTGTTATGTTTACGGATTATATAAGGACGGTCCTCCAACTGGTCCTGCAGACTTCCTACATGAAGGTGTAATTTATATTGGCGAAAGTAGAGCAGTAACACGTAATTGTATGCTCGGTCGCCGTACAGACTTTAAAGGCACAGTACGAAACGAAAGGCTTTCGCCTTACGGTTGTGGTACAGCATTTAAAGAAAACTTTGATAAAGCAGATATCGATCATTGCTATCAAGCATACTTGCCAATGCATAGCAGTCAGGTCAAAGATCATGAGATGGCTTTGATGGTTAAGTACTACGAAAAGTACAATAGAATTCCTGTGTGCAATCCAGAAAGTGATTTACGCAGGGTCAAACTGATATTAGGAATCAAATAATGGAATTAATTCAAATTCAAGATGACTGGAACATTGGTCACTGTTCCGACGATCCTGTTCGAGGCCACTTACCGTTAGCATATCGAATTAGTAATGGTAGAGAAGTTTATGCACTCGAAAACGAAGATAGTGTAATACAAGCGGTTATTTGTGTTGCCTATGCAAACAAAGTTCCAACTAATGAACAAGAACTAACAGAGTTTAGTACAGTTGATGGTGATATTGCAATATTCTATACAGTATGGAGTTATGCAAAAGGTGCAGGGCGTGACATGGTATTACGTGCCGCGGATCATATTAAGAACACTAAGAATGTTAAACGATATGTTACTCTTAGTCCTAAGACTGAAATGGCAATGAAGTTTCATCTACGCAATGGTGCTGAATGGGTCAGTGAAAACACTGAATCAAATAATTTCGAGTATACTGTATGACTTGGTTGTTTTGGACAGTTCCGGTTGAATTAGCCTTTGATTATCTTATTAAACTAGGATTGTTCCTAATTATTATCCCTATGCTTTTTGGAGTGATGCTTACTACTACAGGATTGTTTTTTAATTTTTTAATAGTTGACTTTTTGATCTACTTACAATATAATAATTTAAAAAGGAGATAACATGATTAGAACAGAACATGATAAAACGTGTGTAGTAACTTGTACAGATAATGACAAGACTATTACAGCAGATGTAGACAGATTTGAAAAAGGAAAGTTTGTCGAAGTATTCATGGTGCAAAATCAAATCAAGATGCAATGGAATGGTAAAGTTTATGTCGGAAATAAAATGGGCATGGAGTTTACAACACCTGGACCACAGGAATACAAGATCACAAATGGTCGAGGATTTTGATTTGAGTGTAAGAGAAAAAATTAAACAACGTATGGATATTCTCCAAATGTGGATGGAGGATAATTATCATTTAAAACGTCCTGAAGTTGTTGAAGAACACATTCAAACAGTAAGTAAGTTTTGGAGTGCGTTAGACGACGAAGATCGAGATTATATCGAAGGTGCTCGTTATGCTATTGAAGAACAGATGGCATGGGATATTCCAGAAGAAGATAAACTTAAAAATAAGAGGACGTTGAATTGAGTGACGGAGGCAAAGGTAGTGGAAGAAGAAAAGGTGCAGACGATGCAAAATACGCAGAAGGATACGACAGAATCTTTGGAAAAAAAGATCGCAGAAATGAAGGGGATTCCGACAAAGGACGATCTTCTGAAAATGCTAAGGGAAAACGTAGTTGAAGTAACCTTTACTAAACTAGACGGCGATAAACGTGTAATGCCTTGCACACTAATTCCTAGTATGCTACCACCCGCTAAAAAAGACGAGCCGTTAACTCAAAAGAAAGTCCGAGAAATTTCAGATAAAGTAATTGCTGTATGGGCCACTGAATCAAAAGGTTTCCGTAGTTTCCGCTACGATCGTATTACAGCAGTTCAAATTTTGCCCGGTTAGTTAAATGGTATAACAGTTGATTTGTAATCATCTATTGGCAGTTCGATTCTGTCACTGGGCACCAAACATTGTATTAAATATAGTATGGATCAGAACTTAATAAACGCTCTTGAAAAAAGGATTCAAGAAAAGATTAATGAACTTACTAAAATGCAAAAGCGTAATGTTAAGTTTCAGAAGCAACAGTTAGTTAAGGAAGAAATATTTAGGTTGCAAAGGCAACTTATAAGTGCTAGAAAAAATGACAGACTTTTATAACGAACATAAAGATAAAGAAATAATCTTTCCGCCTTTACCTGAGGACGTTGACCCACATCAAGGATTTCACGTTGCTAAATGGTATTTGGAACAAATGATAAAGCAGGACATTGGATGGATTAATCTTGCTGTTCGATCTGTTAACAGTCCAGAATTCATTCCATTAGGACAAGACTACCGAGGACGTATTGAACTAGAAAAGATTGAGCAAAAGTTTCCAGGACGAAACGAAGTGTTCTTAGCAACCAATGGACAGTATAGACCTGCAACAACATACGAAGTTCCATACACAAGAGAATGGTGGGAAACACGTTTCCCATCTGAAAGATTTGGTTGGATTAAATATGAATTTTTGGATGCTGAAAGTTCAATAGAGCCAAGACAGGATAAAGAATATAATATTAACAATGCATTTGATTTTCTTGATGATGCATTACCAATTCTTTGTGCTGTTAGAATGCCTGGCAAAGATTGTAAACTAGTTGTTGAAAACTGCGGATCAATGCCAATGATTGAGGGTGGTGTGTATCTAATCAATCCTCGATACAAATATCAAATTATTAACGAAAGTAAAACAACAAGAGCAGGATACATGACTGCTACTGCTCGTCTTGGATTAGAATTCCAACGTTTTTGCGATATGATTGCTAGAAGTTACTTTGTTCAAGTAAACTCTAACAAGTACATTGCAGAAAGGCAGGTGTGAGTCGTATAGGTCGTAAGGATACATTAAACTGGATCAAGAAAGACTTTAGATCAAACCCAAAACGATTTGCCTACGAAGTTGTAGGTATGGTTAGCAATTTAATTGCTAGTTTAATCTTAATGTGGTACTCACCAAACCCACCTATGTTTTGGGCCTACTTGTTTTTTATACTGGCTAGTGTATTGTTAATGACCGCCGCATATAGCCGGAAATCGTTCGGCTTCACACTAATGTATGTTATATACTTAGGAATAGATGGAATAGGGTTTATAAAAACAATAATATGATTACAATTAAAGAAAACTTTCTACCTCAAAAAATGATTGAAGATATTGCTCTTCATATCAAAGAAAAAATTCAAAGCAATTCATTTGCTTGGATGACAAGCCATAGTGTTGATAACATTGTTCACGAAGGCTCAACTAGTTTTAATATGACTTTAATTGACGAGTTTAACGAAGAACTTAAAAAACTTATTGTTGAAGTAGATCCAAGATTAAAAGATTACGATTTTAAATCATACGTGTACCTTTGGAATAGAAACAGTATGCTAGATTGGCACGATGATATGGGGTATGGTGCTAGTGCAACAGTTTATCTTAATCATGATTGGGATTTTAACGATGGTGGATTGTTTTTATATAGAGATAGCACACTAGGAAAAATTATTGCCGAAGAACCAAATTACAACAAAATGATCTTGATTAATAGAATGGAAAAGCCTGTTATGCACTCGGTTACTAGTATTACTCCGTGGGCAAAACAGACAAGAGTAACACTACAGATTAGAGCAACAAATGTATAATTTAGTTCCACCATTAATTAACAGCAATCCATTTCCGCATTTTAAGTTAGACAATGTTCTAATACCAGAACAAATACAAGAATTGGCTGACTATGTGAACAAAGAGAACCCATTAGAACCCGCTGGATTTATCGAGGATGACAATGCAGTAGGCTCAAACGATACTGTTCGATCAACTGATATTAGTTGGATTGACACAAACCGTTTTCCAGAAATTTATGCAAGGTTAGGCGATGCTGTGCATTATGCAAATAATACATTATACAAATTTGCTATTACCTATTTAGAACCTTGCCAGTATAGTGTATATACCGCAGAAAAGAAAGGTCATTATGTAACACATTGCGATGGTGCCCTTAAAGGACAAAATGGTGATACACGAAAACTAAGTTTTAGTTTGCTATTGAACGATCCGAGTGAGTTTGAAGGTGGCGATCTAATTCTTGATGTAGACTACAAAGGCATTAACTGTGATCTACAATACAATCAAATCTGTTTCTTCCCAAGTTATTTGCCACACAAAGTAACACCTGTAACTAAAGGCATCCGAAAGTCATTAGTTGGATGGGTACATGGACCCGATTTTGTGTAATTGGCAAATAAGTCGTTGACTTTATTAAATTTTTAGTGTATTATATATAAAGAACATGGAGACTTTCCCTGTTCATTGCTAATTGAAACTTAATTAAGGAGAAAATTAATGAAAACTACTATTCAAGATAGCGTATTAACTGCTTTACAAAACGGTAAAGAACTAACTTCAGAGCAAATTGCTTCTAAATTTGGTGCTGGTAACCCACAAGCAGTTATTCAATCACTAAGATTTGCAGGATACCCTGTGTACCTAAACACTAAAAAAGGTGTTAAGAAGTACAGATTAGGTACTCCGTCAAGAGCAGTTGTAGCCGCTGGTTACAAAGCAATGGCAAAAGGTTTAGTATAATCTAAATCCTTATTTCAATCTTAAAGAAAGTAGGCGGCTTTATGTCGCCTATTTTTTTCTCTTGACTTTCACCAAAGAATATTGTAGTATAATAATTACGCACTCGTAGTTCAGTTGGATAGAACGCCAGTTTGCGGAACTGGAGGCCAGGAGTTCGAATCTCTTCGAGTGCGCCAAATAAGTAATTAGTGGATGGAGTAGTTAATGAACACTAATGAATTAGCAGATTGGCTTAGATCAAATATAGAGTGGAGTAGGTTCTGCACACTTGTTTCAACAGTCGGTGATGAACTAAATGAACGTAAGTTACGTTTTGATAAAAGCGACTTGTTTGAAAAATCGTTAGAAAAATTCAGCAATGGTCAAATGCGTTATATTAATGTTGAAGGTATTGATCATGTATTGCCCGACGGTACAACAGTTGAAATGAAATACACACAAGATTGTTTGTTTACCAGCAAAACACAGAAACAAAAAAAGCACGTATCAGATCTACAACTTATGAATAGCAGAGGATCAAGTGAGGGTAGAGATTTACCAGAAAGTTATGCAGACTTCTTGCTTATATGCGATAATAATAGTGCCGCAGTAATTGATAAACAAACACTAACCAAATACTGTATATCTGCAGGTGACGGACTTAAAACTAGTAAATTACCAAGTTCAATTATTACGTATGTGTTTTTGCCAAGTGATATCCAAATTCAAAATGTAGAAGTAGAATCCTACAAAGAGGCTAAAATAAAAATGCAAGAACAATTTTTGGATAATTTTTAGTTGACTTTTAGATGTGTTTAATATATAATATAAACTATTAATAAGGCAACTGAGAGGCAAGTATGAGAACACAACCACAAGATATTATCGCTCAACTAGAAGCAGACAACTCACGTTTGGGCAAAGAAGCAATCCTACAAAAAGCACACGATGAAGGACTACCAGAGTTCTTTGATGGTGTACGTATGTGTCTTGACGCACTTGTAACATTTGGTGTGAAACAAGTTCCAGAAAAAGCAGAGAACGAAGTATTATCAGCACAAGGACTTGCTTGGAATGTGTTTAAAGAACTTGCTGAAAAATTACAAAATCGAGAACTAACCGGTCATGCGGCACGTGATGCTATTGAATTGTCTATGAGTGTTGCAACAGCAGAACAATGGAATGGTTGGTATCGTAGAATTCTTATCAAAGATTTACGTTGTGGAGTAAGTGAAAAGACCGTAAACAAAATAGTACCAGGTTGTGTTCCTGTGTTTACTTGTCAACTTGCACACGACTCTGCCAAGCATGAAAAGAAAATGATTGGCAAGAAACAGATCGAAATCAAACTAGATGGTGTTAGGGTTCTTGCAGTATGCAAGAATGGTAAAGTTGAAACGTTTAGCCGTAATGGTAAACAGTTTCACAACTTTGGACACATCATTGAAGAACTTGAAACAGTATTAAAGGATAACCCTGCACCATACGATCTTGTGCTAGACGGAGAAGTAATGAGTGCTAACTTCCAAGACTTAATGAAGCAGGTACACAGAAAGAGTGGAGGCAATGCCACAGACGCAGTTCTCCATTTATTTGATATGTGTCCTTTGGATAAGTTTTTGGAAGGTGGCTGGGACAAACCACAATCGTTTAGAAGCCAAGCAGTTAAGGCTTGGGTAGACCAGCATAGTAGCGTTTTAAAGCACGTACAAGCGTTGGACTGGGAAGAGGTAGACCTAAGTACTCCTGAAGGCGAAAAACGCTTTGTAGACCTAAATAAAGCGGCTGTAGACGGTGGTTATGAAGGAGTTATGATTAAGGACGTTGATGCTCCTTATGAATGTAAACGATCTCATAGTTGGTTAAAGATGAAACCATTTATTGAGGTATCATTGGAGGTAAAAGATGTCGAAGAAGGAACAGGACGGAATGTTGGTAAACTTGGTGCACTCGTTTGTGAAGGACTTGATGACGGAAGAGATATCAAAGTTAATGTTGGGAGTGGGTTTAGCGACAGCGATCGTGATAATTTTTGGAATGATCGTAGCACACTTATTGGCAATATTGTAGAAGTACGAGCAGACGCAATTACACAAAATCAGGACGGTACTTACAGTTTGCGTTTTCCAAGATTCAAAACATTTCGCGGCTTTGATGTAGGTGAAAAATTATAAAAAGAACAAAAAACATTCTTTTTCTGCTTGACTTTTTTACATTAGGCTATATAGTTTTAACTAATCACACAGTATTGGAGATGAAATGGCAGGTAAGAACCTATTAAAAGGATCCCCTAGGAAGAAAAAAAGAACTGTTGCACGTCGCGGAGCCAATAAGAATTTTGATATTGATTTTTCTGGTGCGGCCGAACTTAGTGGCGAAGCATATGGTCGACTAAAGCAATCTGCGTTTGACAACTATCGTTTGGAGTACAAGGGTAGCGACTACAAACGTTGGGTTCTTGATTGGTGTAAAAATAACGAGCAATGGAAATCAAAGGCTAAAACATTATCCAAACTGCCTGACAGTCGTTTTGGTTCCACAGTTGGTGGATTGTGTCATATGCTCACATTAGGATGTCCAGATGTACACGAGGCATACAATAAGTACTGGGAAAGCCTTGCAGGAACTATGGGTACTCCTAAACCGCTATCAGAATCGGTAAATAAATTCCTTAGCGAGTTATATACACAAGCGGAGAGTATGGTAGAAGAAGTTAAAAAAGCAGAAGAAGAAAAAGAAAAGAAAGAAGCACCTGTAAAAATGAGCATACAGGATCGTATCCGACTCCAGTCTTATCAAATGAGTGAAAAGATTGACGAATGGCTAGAAGTGTGGTTAGAAGATTTTGCTAAGTTTAATCCAAAAGGGTTTGATATTGCCAAGCATTTGCGAGAAGTAAACTGTACACAGGCACACGCTCGTAAGATGAAAGAGTTTTATATTCCTGAACAAGAGGAATTACAAAAAGTATTAGATATTCCTACCAAAGCGGCCATTGCTAAACTAAGCGAAGATGAACAAGAAGATTGGAATCAACTTAGTGAAGCATACTCTGTATATCCTAAAAAACAAATTCAAGTTAAAGTTAAAGCACTAGATTCACTTAACGGTGCTTTAGATGTTATTATCAATACTGCTAAAGCAAATAGAAAACCACGTAAACGTATCCGTAGTAAGGAAAAGATGGTTGCTAAAATGAAGTATGCAGTTAATGATGACAAGTTCCAACTAGTAAGTATCAATCCACAGGATATTATTGGTGCTAGTGAGTTGTGGGTGTTTAACATTAAAACACGTAAACTAGGCAAGTATGTTGCTAGAGTTATTGATCCATTACACCAAGGAAGAGAAGGTAGTGGATTAAGTGTTAAAGGTACTACTATACAAGACTTTGATGAAGAAAAGAGTATTCAAAAAACACTACGTAAACCAGAAGAGAAACTTAAAGAGTTTCAAGATGCTGGTAAACGTAAAATAGTTACATTCTTAGATGAAATCAATGCAGTAGACATCAAACTAAACGGCCGTATTAATGCTGAAACTATTTTGCTAAAAGCCATACTGTAGCAATCTAGATAAATAATAATATGAGCAATAATGATCTTCAAGAAACAGAAATCCTAGCCGTTAAAAACGGCCTTCAGCAGTTAGGTCAAGCAATTGACACCCTAGCGAATAGACAGCCACCTAAGGCAACGTTCACTAATGATGAAATTAGTGGCGATTGGGTACACGGTGGTATGATCAGCCATTTTACTAGTGTAGGTATTCAGGACCGTGCTAGTCAGCAGTCATTGATTGTTGAGAATGGTAAGATTTCAGTTGACAGTATTGATACTGTTAAACTTCTTGGAGATGTACAAGTAGAACGTAACTTAAACGTTGTAGGTACTGTACACGCTCAGAAGATGATAGTAAACGAACTCCAAGCAGACGTCCGTAATGAAAGAACTAGTCCTTTAACTTTTAACTGTGAAGAAGAAAGTTTATACGGCAAGGGCCTTATGTGGACTGGAGTAGATTACACTAGGCAACTTGTAATGCAGGCTCACCCAGATAGATTATGGTCTACTGAAGACTTTGATCTACGTGAGGGTAAAGAATACAAAATTAACAATAAAACAGCAATTAGTGAAACAGCATTAGGTGAGTCTATTCAAGACAGTAGCCTAAGATCAGTAGGCACACTAAGAAACTTAAGAACTGAAGGCAACTTAATAATTGATCAATTTATCTTCTATGATGGAGATGGTATGCGTCTTGGTATTGGTACTGAAGCCGCTAACGGTCAATTAAGTGTTTGTAGCAATGAAGTTGAATACATTGTCGACCCTGATTACAATAGTGTAAAAACAGGAACATACACAACACACGATCTGGAAATAGTTACAGACGATCAAGTTAGAATTAAAGTTAAGGCTAACGGAAAGATTGAACTAGGAACAGATGTAGAAGCACAGGTTACTGTAAAAGGTAAACTAGGGATTGGCGTAAACAATCCTGATGCTCCACTAAGTGTAGGTGGACCTATTAAATTTCAAGGTAAAAAATTCGAAATTGGAAATGAGGCTCCGTCAACTGGTATCTACGCAAGAGGCGATATTGTTTGGAATGAACATCCAACCCCAACAGGATATGTTGGTTGGGTTTGCATTCGCGAAGGAACCCCAGGCGAATGGAAACCATTTGGCACAATAGGAGCATAGAATGAACAAATTTGAAAAGCACGTCAAAATATGGGCGTGGATGGGACGGGTGCTTCCTTTAACAGCACTTTTCGCACTAATACTAGTACTAATCTTTGACATAGCACATTTTTACGATTGGGTATTACTCATTATAGCAGTTGGATTTGGCGTTACTGCCTTTACTTGGTGGTGGTGGGTTATCTATGCTGTAAAAAGTTTAACAGATATGCTTGAAGATAATAGATTAAAATTTCTTGAAGTTGTTAAAGAACTTAAAACTATTCGTCGAGATCTGAAGCGGGAACAGAAGAAGTAGATTCTTCTTGATCAGGAAGTAGCAATGGAGGAAGGAATGGTTGATTTCTTTTAGATTCTTCTGCTATTCTTTTTCTTTCTTTTAAAAATTCTTCATGCTCTTTGTTATACATCAATTGCACCTCCCCTATAATCTTCAACTGACATATTTAAAAGTGATCTTTCAACATTGTTATTGGTAACGTCTGCTTGTAGACTTCCTGCGGCTGTGTAAGTAATGCCGGTATTTGCCGCGCCTGTTGTTACATCATTTGAAAGTTGTACTGTTGCAAGACTTGTATCAATAAAAGTTATTGTTCCTGTTAGTGTTCCTCTACCACCAACTCTTGTTACTTTTAATCCACCTGCTACATCTTCAAAATCAAAAATAGGATAATCTGCTTGTGGCGGATTTATTGATCTAGGATCACCGGTATAATAAACTTCTTTAAGGGCTTCTTTAATAGTTGTTCTAACAGTACCAAATGTTGCACCATGGGGACAATTAACTGTTCTAACATACTGAGTTTGTTGACTACCTTGATCGGTATATGTTAATTGGACTTGAAAACTTAAAGAACTTCCGTATGCTTGTCTAACATGAGGGTCTCCCCAAGTAGTACTACTATTAGTAAATGTATTCGCTGTGTTTGCATCGGTATAAGCAACAGTACAAGGCATAAATCTATTAGTGCCGCCTCCTGTATATTTTCCAACCAAGTAATCACTTCCACTGTTGTTTGTAATAGTGCCGGTTAATAAAGAGTTGCTTCGCGTCCATGATAGCGTTATTCCAGTAACAGCACCACCGAGTGTTGCCTGGCCTGTGTTAGCCGCAATAACCTGTGCTACGTTATTAGCGTTGTTGGCTAATCCGCCGCCCCCAACATAACTGCCTGTTTGTCGCCAAGCCATATTAAATGCTGTGCCAAATGAGTATGTGTATGGTGCCGCGCCAGTTGCTGTCGCAAGATAGAATGGTCCAATGTATACTGCAAGATATGATCCCCCACTATATAAACTAGGAATAGGATCACACGTCATCTGGAATGACCAGGATCTTCCATTCTTTAACATTGAAGCAAAACTAGTATTACTATCAATAGCAAAATAATTACCGTTGTTTGCTAAAGTAAGTTCACTGCCTCCGAGAATGTTTGTTGGAATATTAATTACACAACTAGGTGAGTGCCTATATACTAAATTTCCACTTGGAACATCAGGATAAAATCTAAATTTAAAAGATCCGTGACTAGCAGTATCAGTTTTTACATAAAAAGAGTTAGTGCTTGGCCCGGCTGATGTTAAACTATCAAAATAACTGTTTGTTCCGTCAACAGCAATCATAGTATTTCCTGTGTCTGCATTGTTATTTGTTACACCATTTGTAGAACTTATTAGATCAGCATTGCCATTTTCGTCACTACTGCTAATCCTGACCGGAATGCCTGTAAGTGTAGAATCTGCTCTAATAACTATTTCAATTCGATTAAATGGATAATAAACATCTTGATCTGCGGTAAAACTACCAATTGCTAGTTTGCCATTTGTAAGGCTTAAAAATACAAAGATTTTTGATGTGTCATAGTAGGCTCTATAATCATTAAGAGCAACTTCAGTGCCACTTGCGGCCTGTTTATATTCTTGTTGAATGTCGTCTAGTGATAGTGCGCCGGTGGTAGGAAGGGGCATTATGACTTCCTCAAATTATCTACTTTTTCGTTTAGTTCTTTAATTGCTTCGATTAGTAATCCAGCAAGTTTTTCGTATTGTACGCCTTTGAACCCGTCTTGTTTGGTTCTTACAATTTCAGGTAATACTTTTTCTACGTCTTGTGCAATAATACCTGTGTCTTTCTTCTTGACAAAGTATCCATCTTCGCCTCCACGTTTATCCATATATTCTTTTGTCCAGTCAAAGAACACACCGTTTAACTGTTTAAGTTTATCAAGTGCATTATCAATAACTGTTATATTTTCTTTTAGTGCCATGTCTGATGAATAGTATGCTGTGATGTTATCTGTGGCTCTAATCTCACCTGCTGTACCACTTGCTGTAGTACCAACACCTAAACTACCGTGTGTAACATTGTCGTCATTATCTAAACCTAATAACTTACGCTGTGAACCAGCGGCATTACCTACGTTAGTTGCACCTAAGAATGTTCTACCAATGTTATAAAAATCAAATGTACCAGCAGTATTAGCACCAGTCCAATAAATTCCTTTATCTGCCGCAGAAGTTAACCCAGCAAGTGCATCAAGGTCTGCGTCCCAGGCTTGTACATCTGTACCAATAGTTAAACCTAAACTTGTTCTTGCTGTTGCACCAGATTCTAATACAAAGTTTGTACCGTCACCAACAATAAAATTACTGTCTGTTGGAGTCATTCCTGCAACATCTTGTAATTGTTGGTCAAGTCTAGCATTATCAACTGTGCCTGTTAACTGACTCGCATCAATTGATTTGTTTGTCAGTGTTTGTGTTCCTGTTAATGTAACAACTGTAGTATCAATAGCAAGTGTTACTGCACCAGTGCTTACAGTTGACGTAAGTCCTGTACCTCCGGTAACTGTAAATGTTCCGCCTAATGCTGTTGCGTCTGTAGTAGTACCGTCACTAAAAGTAATACTGCTGTTTGTTAATGACGAGTTTGCAATGTTTGAAAGTGTATTGTTACTTGCATCAATTGACTTATTTGTAAGTGTTTGAGAATCATCTAGATCAACAACTGTTGCATCACTTATTGCAGTATTCAACTGAGCAAACGTCATTGTAACAGTATTATCATTAAAGTCAATACTTTTATTTGTAAGTGTATCTGTTGTTGCTCTACCAACTAGTGTATCAGTATCTGTTGGAAGTGTTAACGTACCTGTATTACTAATACTTGAAATAACTGGTGCTGTTAGTGTTTTGTTTGTAAGTGTTTGTGTTTCATCAATACCAACAACATCTGTATCAGTAACTGCCGTGTTTAATTCACTTAACAACATTGTAATCGTGTTGTTTTGGAATGCTAGTGTTTTGTTTACTAGTGTTTGACTACCTGTTGATGTAATAACGTTTGTGTCAATTTCGATAGTCATTGCATCACTACCGGGGAATGTTGTAATATCAATACCTCCGCCGCCAGTGATTGTTAACGTGTCTTGAACGTTGTCTGCTACTATAGGAGATTGCCCTGTAACAGCGATTGTTTTAAATGCTTGTTTTGCACCACCATAGTCAGCAGTAGCAACACCACCCGAAACGTATGCTGTAAATGCTGTACCATCTAGTGGAACAGTTCTATCTTCGTCTGTGTATAAATCAAATGTTGTTGAATCGATAATGTCCATAAAGTATTCATTACCGTTCAATTCTGTTGTACCAACAACATCTACAATAGTTACCGGAGTACCTTCCGCAAAGTCGTGTTGATTAACTGTTGTAATTCTAACTGGATTTGTTGTGGTAATAGTTTGAATACTTTTACTAACACCACCAACTAGTGCTGAAAATGTTAATCTACCACTATTGTTACGAACAATACTAATATTAGTTCCTGCAACTAATTCAATATCTTTAGCATTTGCATTTACATCTGACAATCGTAAAGTAGTTGAAGCAAGGGGTACTTCGAAGTTATACTGGACATCAAGAACAAACCCATCAACTGTTGAGTCATTTACGTTGTTCCAACGTACACCTTCACCAGGTAGGATATCTACATAGTCTGTAGTACTATCTGCTTCCATAGTATGCAGTAGAGTACCATCTTGACTAAAGAGTCTTATTTGTCTAAAAAAATCGTAATATGCCGCTGTCATTTCAGTATTATTCCTTGTAACTATTGTATTTATTAAATATTGCTATGCTTGTAATTGGCAACGGAGAGTCTAGAAAAGGTATTGACATAGGACAATATACTGGTATTAAAGTAGGATGTAATGCAGTATATCGAGACTATGCTGTTGATCATCTAGTATGCTGTGATAAACGCATGGTTATTGAAGCACAAACTGGTGGTTATAAAGGCGTGATCTGGACTAGGAAAGACTGGAGTAATCAATTTAATGAAGTGCATACACTACCGCAATTACCTTATAGTGGATCAGAATGGATTAGGCCAGATGACCCGTGGCATTGGGGTAGCGGACCTTATGCAGTATTGCTTGGTGCTATGCTAACCAAAGATACTGTAGATCTAATCGGATTTGATCTTTATAGCGAAACAAAGTTTGTAAACAACATTTATAAAGGAACTAAAAACTACGATGCCGAAACCAAAAAGCCTGTTGATCCAAGTTATTGGATTTACCAAATAGGCAAAGTAATAGAGAACTTTCCCAATATTAAGTTCAGGAATTACAATAAAAAAATCTGGCCCGATAAGTACAGTAACTTAAAGAATTTAGATATAGGAGTTTTTAATGTCAGCAATTGATTTTGTTCATCATCAGGCTTTTCCTACTCTAATCTCAACTTTTGAATTAGAAGGACACAAAGATGAAAAAACAGTTTTAGAATTAATCGAAAAGTTCGAAGCAACAGGAAATCATAGATTAGTTCACGAAGGCCAAAGTAGTTATATTAAAGGTGACGAACAATTCCTAAATGACAAAAGACTAACAGACCTATGGAAAACAATTCAAGAGTGCTGTGACATTTATACACAAGAAGCAGGTATTGATTATACATTGCTTAGTACTAGTTGGTTTAATTGTTTGTATGAAGGTGGTTTAGTTGATGCTCACAGACACGAAAGAAGTGTTATTAGTGGAGCATACTATCCTTATGTTGATCCAGGCAGTTCGCCTTTAATTCTTGAAAGTCCTATTCAAGCAAACTTTATGAACACTAACAGTATCAACCTTACAAATTATAATCGTTACGAAATTGAATGTATGCCAAAGACAGGACTATTAGTTATTTTCCCAAGTTGGTTGCGACATAGTGTTCCTAGAAATCCTACACAAAAAAGATATACAATTAGTTTTAATACAGTTCGACACATGGACAGAGATTACTACTCTACTCTAAGAGATTATAGGATGGAAAAGCATGAGAGCGTCGATAGTTGACGGAACGTTTAGAAAAGCAACATATGATATCTTTCCTACACTAGTACAGGTGTACCAAGTTCCTTTTGGCACTGAAGAAAAAGAATATCTAAACAACTACAAAGACCTAACTGTATGGCCTGATGATATTGGCAATGGTAAAACTTCTAGCCAACATGAAATGAACTTTCTACATTCGAAAGAATTAACAAAAGTAAGAACAGGCATTCAGGATTGTCTTGACGAGTATTGTGAAGATGCAGGTCTTGACATTGTAGAACTTGGAAAGAGTTGGCTTAACATACAAGAGGAACAAGGTGTAATCAACAAACACAGGCACGAGTTATCAATTATTAGCGGAGCATATTATCCAATTGTTGAAGAAGGTAGTGCGCCACTAGTATTTGAAAGTCCTATACTTGGACCTAAAATGGCTGAAATACACAACAAGGCTACGTATTATACAACTAATAATATGGAGTTTCAACCTAGAAGCGAACTGTTAATACTGTTTCCTAGTTGGTTGTATCACTATTCAACACCAAACACAACTACAAAACGAGTAACTATAAGTTTTAATACGTACCACAAAAGACTTGACAAAAGCAAATAAATTGTATATACTATACAATATGTTTAATATAGGACTTGGCGTCACCCCTTCTAATTCTGCCGCCATTATATATAGGAGTTAATAATGGGTAAACATTACAGTACAAAACATTATGGTCATAATATTGGCCTATCGGCAGTCTTTAGACAACCAAACGCAGATCATTCACATTGCCATCTACTACACGGTTACAGTCTAGCATTTACATTCACATTTGGTTGTGATGAACTAGATAACAAAAACTGGGCAGTAGACTTTGGAGGACTAAAACCACTAAAGGCTTGGCTAGAAGATAGTTTTGATCACAAGGTAGCAGTAGATCGAGCAGATCCATTTTTAGAAGAATTACAAAAACTAGAAGCACTGGGTCTAGCAGAACTAAGAATATTTGATGGTGTTGGTGCAGAGAAGTTTGCAGAACACGCATTTAATTTTGCAGACAAACTAATTAGAGAAAAGACAGATAATCGTTGTTATTGCGTTAAGGTAGAATGTGCAGAACACGGTGCTAACTCTGCAATCTACGAGGCGTAAGATGGATTGGAGTCAAGTAAACGAAGATCGTAAAAATCTAAACGTTGCTGTTTATCGTAATGCTTTTCCCGATGCAAAAAACGATATTAATTTTGAAACTCTTGTAGAAGTAAATCAATACAAAGCAACAATTACTAATGTCGATGAATTAGCAAGAGGCGGATCGCACTTGCCCGATGTTGGATCTGATAAGAGATTGCAAAAGTATATGCTTGACTTCCAATCAAACTATGATCGACACGAAACTGAAACTCACTTCAATGCTAGTTTATTTTACAGCATGAGTGACACACACAATAGTTTAATGCTTCATAATGACTATGAAACTGTATTACTAATTCAAGGATACGGACAGGTTGCTTACTTAGTAACTGATAAAGATACTCAAGAAAAAACAATCTACACACTAAATCCGGGTGATGCAATTTTATTACCAAGACTAACAAATCACAAACCTATGATTATAGGTCCAAGGGTAACGTTAAGTTTGGGTGCTAATCCTATGAAAGCAATGAATACTAAATCATACGGTCCAGTAAATACATCAATGTAAGGAGGGCACAGTGGCTAACTATGTTGTTTGCTTAAAATACGGTAACAAATATAGTGCTGAGTATGTAAACACTTTGCATAGTATGGTTAGTCGTAATCTAACAGTACCTCATACCTTTGTCTGCTTTACAGAAGATGCTACAGGAATCAACCCGGGCATACAAGTTATGCCTATTCAAAAGCATCCTGAAATTAATGGTTGGTGGTACAAGACTATGTTCTTTAATCCTAATTTAGGAATACATGGTACAGTACTTTATATTGATCTAGATGTTATTATCTTTGATAACATAGATAAACTGTTTACATATAAGGCAGGTGAGTTCTGTGTTATTAGAGATTTTAATAGATCAATGCAATCGACATGGTCTCGAATGAACTCTAGTATATTTAGATTAGAAACAGGACAACACAAGGTTGTATATCAAAGGTTTATGGAACAGCCTGGATATCATTCAAAAAGATATCATGGAGATCAAGATTGGCTATATGAAAATGTTCGTTCAGAATTTAACTTTTGGCCTGACGAATGGATACAAAGTTATAAATGGGAAATGCGTGGCAGACCCGAAATGACACGTATTACAGGTAAACGCAACTTTGTCTCTCCTGGCGTACCAAAAATTCTACCCGAAACAAGTGTTGCAGTTTTTCATGGTGATCCGAATCCAAAAGATTGCATTGATCCTTGGTGCAAAGAAAATTGGAAATAGGACTTGACTTTTCAAACAAAGTTAGTTATAATATAGTCATATGATTAGTAAAAAAGTCAAAAAACAAATAACATATTTTCTTGCAGGTGTAGTTGTGATTATTTCTACATTTGGGCTAGGCACTTGGTTTCCTAATCATTGGATTACAGACAAATGGACTGCTAAAATGCAAAAAGCATTTGCAAACGAATGGTCTGAGTTTGGATTTTTAGAACCTGCAATTGATTATACTACCGACGAACAATTTGTTAAAGGTGTTGCTCGTTGTGTTGACTTTTGGAACTTAGGTATTGAACCTAGAGAAAGAATTCATAGAGATATTATTATAGCAATGGCTGTGCTTGAAACAGGCTATGGCAAAAGTAGATTTGCAAGAGATGGAAATAACCTTTTTGGCATTAGAACCTGGGATCCTAACGTACCTCAATTAAAACCGATTGACTTACCTGATGCCGACTTTGGTGTTAAAAAGTATAGAAGTAAATGTGCAAGTGTTAAAGACATGATTAGAATTATTAACACCCATCCGGCTTACACAGAATTTAGAGCAGAACGTGTAAAACAATTTAACGATCACAATTTTGATATAGATAAACAAATAGATTTTTTAAACAAGTGGAGTACTAATCCTGATTATACAACACTTGTAAAAGATAGAGCAAAGAAAATTCATATATATTTAGACGGACAACAAAATGAAAATTAAAATAGAACTTGATCTTGATACAGACAAGCCAAGTGACATAGACCTAGTTGAAGATGTTATTGAACAACTTTATACAATTCGTAACATTTTAGAAAAACCGCAAGAACGTAAACCTAAGCCACAAGTAAGGAAAAAGCAGTAAATGGAAAGATTCATATTTGACGTGGACGGTACTCTGACTCCGAGTCGTCAAAAAATGAACGTTGAGTTTCAACGTTGGTTTTTAGAATTTACATATTCAAATAATGTATATCTTGTAACAGGCAGTGATTACGAAAAAACTGTTGAACAAATTGGTTCTGACATTTGCGAAAATGTTAAAAAAGTTTACAACTGTTCAGGCAGTGATGTTTACGAAGCAGGAACTAATGTTTATACAACAGATTGGAAATTACCTGAAATAGCAGAACAGTTTTTAACACAATGCATGAACGAAAGCGAATTCCCACTACGTACAGGACTACACTTTGAGCATAGACCTGGTATGTGTAATTTTAGTGTAGTAGGACGTAATGCTACTGTGGGTGAACGTAAACTATATGTAGAGCATGATTTAAGGATAAACGAACGAGATAGAATAGCAAGAGCGTTCGAAACTATGTTCCCAGAGATAAGTGCTAAGGTTGGCGGTGAAACAGGCATTGATGTTTTTCCAAAAGGCAATGACAAATCACAAATCTTAAGAGATTTTAGTCCAAATGATACACTACACTTTTTTGGTGATGCTATGTATCCTGAAGGAAATGACTATCCTTTGAAAAAACAAATCATTGACAACGATCTAGGAATTTGCTATAATATTAAAAACTGGGAAGACACATGGAATCGACTACGAAACGTATAGGCTTTGCCTGCAAATATATGCATCCTGATCAAACGCAGAAGAAGAAACTGCTAGAGGAGATTCAACGACCGTTAAATACAAAAGCAACAACTGTTGCTTGGTTGAATAGGCAAACACGTGATGTTGCTGAACAGCGTCTATGGGACATTATGGTTCATAACATACAAAGTTATTGGAACCTTGTTAACTATGTAGGAGGACTACCGAATGAATTACGTATGGTTAGGTTGGGAAGTGACGTCCTACCTG